TTTATACCTTTGGTGAAGTTGAAAAACATGGCGAGCAGATAGCGCGGGAGATTGAGGAAATGCCGTTGGGTGATGTTCAAGCATGGCAAATTGTGAGAAGTAGAGCCGCCGCTATCGCTAGGGGTGAACCTAATCAAGTAACTAAAGATGCTATTGAGGAAGCGAGGAAGATGAATGACCCACGATGAATTGCTGGCAGAGATAGACTTTGCAATAGATGACAGCAAGTACAACTACGACTTTAATTGCTTTGATGGCTCGCATGATTTCATGCTCGATGCCCTTCGTGCAGTAGCAAAATTGCATAAGCCAACCATGGGTAACACGATGACACTATGCAGTGCTTGCATGGATAGCCGTCCTATGGATGCACCTGTAATCCTTTACCCCTGCCCAACAATAGAAGCCATTGAGAAGGAGTTAGCATGAAGTGTTCAAATTGTGATGGATTAGGTTGGTTATACCTAAGCGAGTTTAGAGAAGCAACACCAGAAGGTGTTATCGGAGACGATCATTCTACGGTATTTACTAAATCAGACTTTGATGATGATATCTCCATATGTCCAGATTGTGACGGGTTCGGTGAAGAGTCTGATAAAGACTACGCCGAAGACCTAGCGATCATGGAATACCTTGATAGGTACTATAGCCGTAAAGGGTTTTACCGATTTTACTCTGTAGACTTTGCTGCACGTAAAGTAACTATGGGCATAGACTTTGTATGGCGTAAAAAGCACGTAAGACTTATAAGTGGAGTTCCTGTATTTTATAAATTTAAAAAGTTATGGGAGTAAAAGCATGAGTAAACGTCAAGATAAGATCGTAGCACGACAAGAAGAGCAGGCTCTATTCCTAAAGTCTCGTGAACGCTTTAATATGGCCCGCTTTATGCAGGCACATGAGCTAGGTAAACAGATGTTTGAAGCTGGCAAGGATAAACTCACTGATGGTGAGATCGTCATGCTAGAGGATCAAATGACTCAGAACGAAGCTATGATTAAAGAATATCTAGAACGGGAGGGTCTCAGTGGAGGAGAAGAAGAAGCCGAGCCAGAGCAGGAAGCATAGAGGGTATAGAACCCAGAAGATCATCGCTGACTACCTAGCTAAGCGTGGCTTTCCTTTTGCTGAGAGCACCGGTGCAGGCAGACCTGGAACTGATATTACAGGTACTATAGGCATTGACTGGGAAGTAAAGGCCCGGGCTGATTTCAACCCTGGAGGGGCTATGAAGCAGCTTAAGGATCGGTCTGATGGAAAAGACTTACCTGTAGTAGTTCTCCGCTTAAACGGGCAAGGAGAGGCTAATATAGGGGAGTTCATGACCTGTCTAAGACTCGAAGACTTTGTAAAGCTAATTAGGGATGCAGGATACGGAGATACACCGTAGAATATCTCCTTGGGTGGGCGGATTAATTCGAACCCAAAGGACTACAACTCGTGAACGAAGAAGAAGACAAAGATATTCTACGTGCTGGAGCAGGTTCAAGTGCACAGTCACTTGCATCAGCTATTGCACATGCTCTATATGACTCACCACAGGTAAAACTACGTGCCGTAGGCGCATCAGCTACAAATCAGGCAGTAAAGGCTATCGCCATTGCTAGAGGGTTTGTTGCTACCCGTGGACTAGATCTAACCTGCCGTCCAGGCTTTACAACTATCGAATCTAGAGATGGCAAAATTTCTGCGATAGTCTTTACTATTCTAGTAAACTAATATACTCTTTTAACCAAGAGATCTCTAACAGTTAGGTACCACACAATGGCAACTCCAGAACAAGAAGCACTTGCCGGCATGGCAAAGGTTGGCGCACCTCGTGAGCCAATGGGACAAAAGCCTGTTTCGTTTACTGCACCAAAGCCTGAAAAGGGAACATTGGTAAAGAAGGGTAGCTCTGCTGCCTCTGATCCTGCAGTACAGAACCAGGGCACACGCTCTAACCGTCCTTATTCAGGACAAGAACGCCTAGGCGCTGCATACGGCGTTAAGGCAAGCTATGCAAAGCAAACCTCACCTGAAGCCGGTATGACACAGGCTAACGGTCGTATCGTCAGCCCAGCAGTCATTCGTCAGAAGGACTCTTGGTCAGAGGGACTTGATACCTCGTACTAAATCGGATATACTAACAGTAGCGGAGTAGTTCTTACTGCTCCGCTACTCTCACAATTGGAGCATAATTTGTTAACTGAACTATATGAAAAAGCAAAATTATACGCTGCTGCCAATCGCTGCGTAGTATCTCAATGGGGCAACCAATTTACCGGAGAAGACCGGGACGCTTTCCTGGAGTCTATTGCAGATGATGAATTCTCTAATAAAGACCTGTACAACCTATACAAAGATGCCGGGGCCAGCTTTAGTATTACTACCCTTCGTGCACATAGACTTGGGGAGTGTGGATGTCGCTAGGGGATATGTATAAGGACGCTAAGACAGATGTCGTAGCCTCAAATGCCGTTAACTCTATTTCAGCTTTACTTAAGGCCAATGGCCTAACGCCTGATGATGTAGGAAAGATTAGCAAGGTTAGTCTTTCTAATGATCCTGCTGATACCAAGATCATATTATCTCCTAAGTGGAGTGAGGGACCTGCCTGGCAGCCTGTACAGCCTGCAGACCCTGTAGTTATCAATCCAAAGCCTACTAGCCCTGCCCTTATCAGCAGTGACTGGAAGGTTGCTGTTGCTTTGCCTGATCCACAGATCGGATACCGCAAGTATGAGGATGGTACTCTAGACACATTCCATGATGAAGATGCTATGGACGTAGCTCTTCAGATTGTAGGTCTTGATCATGGTCACCCATTAGATCAGATTATTAACTTGGGAGACTTCTTAGACCTCCCTATGTACGGAACATATGAACAGGAGGCAAACTTTGCTCATACTGCTCAGCTCGCTATTAATCGGGGCTACCGTTTTCTTGCTGAACAAAGGGCGAATGGCGGTGCGGATGCCCGCATCATCCTTCTTGAAGGAAATCACGATAAGCGTCTCAGTCGCTTTGTTAACACTAATGCTGCTGCAGCATATGGCATCAAAGTAGCTGACATGCCTGACTCTTGGCCAGTTCTAAGCTTGCAGAACCTGCTTCGCTGTGATGAACTAGGAGTGGAGTTTATTGATGGATACCCAGCAGCTGCACACTGGATTAATAAGCGACTTCGTGCCATGCATGGTGATCGTGCTAATGCGTCTGGCTCAACTGCAGCTCAGTATACTAACTCTAACCCTAACATTTCCACACTGTTTGGCCACACCCATCGTATGGAGCAGCAGTCAAAGACAGTATTTGATCGTGATCAAGCAATCAAGAGCGTAGCTTTTTCACCTGGATGTCTTTGCCGTGTTGATGGGGCAGTTCCTAGTGTCAAGGGTGGTGTGGATGTCAAAGGACAAGCACTTACTTATTTTGAAAACTGGCAACAAGGAGTAAGCGTTATCTTCTTTAAAGACGGGGATGATGACAGTTTTCACTTTGATCAAGTTCATATTCATAAAGGTAAGACCATGTATCGTGGTCAAGAGATTGTAAGTACACGTAAGTAATTACATTTAGCGATACAAATAAAGCCGGTGTAGTGCATAATATGTGCATACGCCGGCTTTATCTTTTAGGGGAGACCTTGTGAGCAGTAATACAATTAATCTCTTGCAGGGAATCTCTGCAGCTCTTGCTATTCTAGGAGCTTTAGGTCTTGGACTTCGTTGGATTATTAAACATTACCTATCAGAACTGCGTCCAAACCACGGATCATCTCTTAATGATAAGATCAACTTAGAGGTCATTCCTATGCTTAAAGAGCTTAGGGCGCATCAAGAAAAGATTGCTCTTAAAGTAGCTAAGCTAGAAGGTCGTTTCGAACAGCACGTAGACGACGCAGAGGCAGAATAATGTCTTACACGCCTCGTCCTGGTGACTACGGCGTAGTAAAGACTAACGGCTTTATTGGCGGCCTAATCAGACTAACTACAACAAGTAGATGGAATCATGCCGTTATCTATATCGGTGCGGGCTCAATAGTCGAAGCCAGACCTACTGGAGTTAAGTTTGGCAAGGTAGATCAGTACCCTGTCATTGCTTGGAATAAGCATGAGGATAGCCTTACTGATGAAAAGCGCACAGAAATAGTAGATTACGCTGTCGCTCAAATAGGCAAGCCATATGGGTACCTAGATATTCTTGTGATCTTCCTACGTGCTTTTGGATTAAAGCTCCCACCGTCTAAGCTATGGGTATCCCTAGCTAGAGGGCAAGGATTCATCTGTTCGGAGTTGGTATCAGAAGCCTACGAACATGCGAACTACAGTTTAAGTAAGAAGCCAGATGCCTTAGTGACACCTGGAGATCTAGCGGAAAGGCTCATCTATCAGTGACTGATGCACATAAGCAAGCTATGAATTTACACCTGGCTGTTTCTATCCCTGCCCATGAACCTCGTGAAACAGACCCACACTATCATTTATTTAACCAGGCTAAAGCTAGAATTAAGAAGCAAGGCCTATGGAAGTGCATAATTAATGATGACCTATGCTCTGGCGGCCCTGAGCTACATCACAGCCATATTGAGTTCTCTCAAATCAACAATATGGACATGCATAAAGTTGAGCAGGCTTTTGGCTTACATTTTGAGACCGATGAAGAGTTTCAGCAATGGATTGAGTCTCCTGGTAACTTAGAAGTTCTATGTGAAGCTCACCACCGAACACGTTTTGGAATCCATGAGATCCCAGCACCTTTGTGGGAAACCTTTAGATATAGGAAGACCGGCACGGATCCGGCAGCGGAGGTAGTGCATGAGTAGCGGCTTAGATGTAGTAAACATTGCACAGAAGCAAGTAAACTTTTACGGTGGAACAACAGATAAAAATCCCTATGGGGATTGGTACGGTATCCCTAACCAACCATGGTGTGCCATGTTTGTTAGCTGGTGTTTTGCTCAAGCTGGCCTATCGGCATTGGTAGCTGCTGAAACTGAAAAAGGATTCTCCTACTGCCCTGCAGGTCTTTCCTGGTTTCAAAAAAAGGGTGCAGTAGTTGATAAATATTCCGGTCAACCAGGAGACTTAGTATTCTTCTCTTGGGCAGGTAACGGCGTCCCAGATCACGTTGAGATTATTCAAGCAGCCTCCAAAGATGGCATAACTACCATCGGAGGTAATACTGGTCCTGAGCACATGACAAATGCCTCTCAGTATGACGGCCATGGTGTATATCAACGCCATCGTGCGTACCTATACGTGCTGGCCATTGTACGGCCTGCGTACCCTGATGCAGTTAAGCCGGCACAGAGCAAGGCTGTAAACAATAAAGCATTAGCTACAGGTGTAGCAGGAGTCACTGCTCTTGGTGGAGCTGGTGTAGCCGGTGTTCATAACACCACTTCAACCACTCCAACAACAAAGACAACTGTTATTGCTGCCCCACCGTTTCCAGGTAGCTCTACATTTAAAGTAGGGGCTAAGGGAACCGCTGAACTTATCGTAGCTAGAGCTTTAGCTAATGCTGGGCTTTTGCCTACTACCCTTGTATCTAATGTGCTCACCGCAGAAGAAATCGCACTTATACCGGTCTACCAAGCTAAATATCCTGCGCTTGCTACGGATAAAAAGAATAAAGTGTTGGGGCAAAGTACTTATACCTCTATGGTGGCAAAGGCAGGCTCATGAAGCTATTTCAAAAACTATCAGACTGGGCAGCCATATCTTTTGGCTCCCCCTGGTTCTTTCTATTTCATTTACTATGGTGGAGTGCCTGGGTAATAATCCCAATAGAAGCGTTTCCCTATGGGCTATTAACTCTCATAGTATCTTTGGAATCTATCCTACTTTCAGGATTGATCCTGAACGCTACTAACCGTTCCGGAGATGAAGATAGGCGCATCATCATTAAGGATCTCAAGTTAGACCAAGAAACTCATAATCACATTGAAGAGCTACGTAGACATACCTCTCTTATAATGGATCACCTAGGCGTAGAAGACTCTCGCCCCTGATTTGCACACGTAATACTAATCGGATATACTAACGGTAGGAGATAAAGATGATTAAGTTCAACTTTAAAAGTCCTGTGTCTATGGGAATTGCCAGTTCAGCTGCGTTTAGTGCGTGGGCTGCCTCTGGCTTTGCACCAGATGTAAAGCATGTTGGTTTAGCCTTATCTGCTGGTTTAGCGGGTACAGCTCAGCCAAAGTTTTCATCGTCTCAGCCTAACGTACAGGCTGAGTCCCATATTGTTACACCTTACGTAAACAACGTAACACCTACAGAATAAGGAACACAAATGCATCTACCAAAGTCAGAAAAGCTACTCGTTGAGCACTATGTATACGCAACTGCTGCGTCAGCTGTAGCCATCTATCAAACAGGTAACCACCACATTAAGCACGTTCTATGGGCTGCAGTAGTTGGTGTTGTTGGTCCTCTTATCGCTAAGTTCAACCCTAAGGGTGTTGTAAATGATCTTGCTAAGAAGGAACATTTAGACTCTATCACAACAGCAGCTATCACAAACGTAGCTACTGTAGCTGTAGCGGATGCCCAAAAGGCAGTCGCAGCAGCCTCTGTGAACGCAGCTAAGTAAACTAATTAGATCGGAAGCCGGGGGATTACACCCCCGGTTTTCGCATTTACGGGTATACTAACGGTGTCTAAGGAGTAAATATGCCAGAGTCGCATCAAAATTGGCAGTACCTCGGTGCTAGCGGATTTGTTGGAGCGTACACCACTACAGGTGGTGGCGGTACTCCTGTTGTGCCACGAAGTGAAATGGATTTCCTTCGTATCGGTGTTGGCCGTGCTCCTCAAGCCGAATATCCAGACGGTTACCTAGGAACGATTCGTTCTCGTCGTGATGATAAGGGAAAGCCTTATGCAGTCTCCGACACTATTCTTGACTCTCTTAAGAATCGCCAGAATCAAAGAGCTTACCAACGTGGTGTTCACCGTGGTGAGCGTATTGATCCGGCCCAATATCTTTGGCCAGAAAATCTACAACCAGATCGCAGAGTAAAAGCAAAGCCTCAGCTTGTAGATAATGATGGCTCACTAACTATGGACATGAAGAAGAACGCTCCTGCTATGTCTCTTGCTCCAGCACCTCATCTTGTTAATGATGGTAAGTCAAACATATCCGCAAATGTGCCTGCAGAGTTTAACCCTCGCACTGCAGATACATTCTCTCATTTGAAACCTAGGTGGGCATAATGTCTTGGAACCCAACAGAGTCAGAACGTTCAGAGCATGGAGTTCGTCCAGACGCACGCTTTCCTGCACAACCTATTAAGAGCTACCAAGGTGCTGGTGCACCCTTGGATAAAGAAGGCATTCCTTTTCTAAGTGCTAACGGTATTGATAGTTCACATGGTACGACTATGGGTCAGATCATAGGTAGAAGTTCCGGTAATGCTAAGCGTGTTGCTTGGGAAACTGATGCTCCTCAGTATATTGAGCGTCGTGGTCAATCACAAAGAGTTTGGTACAGCCTAGGAGAAGTAAAGAACTGGGTAGGAAGTAAAAGAGCTGCAGGTAGTTCCCCTGAACAAAAAGCTCAAAATGAATCTCAATGGGGTCCATGGCACAACCATCTTACAAAACTTCATGAAGGTTTAACAGCCGCTAATGAGGTAAAGCGTAAGAATGGTGAGCCTGTAGGCGATTACTATAATCAAACACATAGAGATCATAAGAACATTCATCTTCGTATGGAAGAGGCGCCTGGCGGTCGTCCTAACGTATCAGATAGCGAAGATAGTCCTCAAGGTATTCAGGTAGATGCCCCTAGACCAGGTGCACGCCCAGATCTTAATAAGGCAAGACTTCACGGTTTCGTTAATCCTTCTCGTGCTCCTAAGGAGATGTAATGGGACAAGATAGCGTCTATGATCATACCAAGGGTCGTCCTATTGTAGCTGAAGAGCCAGAACCATCACTTCTTCGTTATGATTATATGGGTCCTTTTGCATCAATGCAAGAAGGTCTTATGACTAGAGCACTTTACTCTGTAACTATGCCTGGAGCATTGCTGCAGGATATTGTTCGCCCACCTCTCCCACAAGTTAATCTTTTCCCTCCACGCTACGGCTACCGTACTCGTGAGCTAGGTATCTTTGACGTCATGGATGTTAACGAGGCCTATGATGAGCCACGTCGTGTTGATTATACTCGTGACCCTGCAGGCTATCAAGGTACTGCTCGCAACATGAGCGAAGGCATTTGGTAATGGAGAAACAACCGATCTATCAACGTGTCCTGGATACTCGCCAGTCCTCAGTTAGTGGTATAGTGTTTGAGTACCGAGGTACCAGTAGAAAAGGCGAACTTAAAAAGGGCATGGAGGAAGCTAAGTGAGCGACCATACCTTTACCGATACAGTTTATATGGGCAGCAAAGAGTGCAGCCGTTGCGGTGCAATCATGGATCCTTTACAGGTCATGTATAGCCATAATGGTGCTACTTGCCCTAATTGTCGCAATGCTAAGATGGAAAGCCATGTTAGACAAGGAATGAGTGAGAAATGAAATCTAAAGTTAAAGGCCCAGACGGCGAAGATATGAAGGGCTACAAAGTGAAGCAGCTTAAAGTTCTAACTCCAGCTGATGCAGCTAAAGCTAAGATGGCTAAAGACACTCTTAAATCCAAGAAGGATGCTCCCGCTCTCAAGAAGGCGCATGCTGACACAAAGAAGAAGACTGATCGCAAGTGAACACCAATCCAGCTTTCAGAGATATTGCTGAGGCAGCTCAAAGCAGAAACCTTATGGACATAGGTAACCCTAACTTCCCTAATCCAAGAGGTGCAAATCCTGCTTATACGGTGGCTCCGCCTGTGGAGTCCACAAGAAATGTAATGATTGAGGACCCATCAGTACATGGAAATGGTAGTATTTCATCTAGTAATTATTTGACCAACTAGGAGTAAAAAATGATGCCTATTAGACCTCGTAAGAAGGTAGAAGCATTCCGTGCAAAGGAGTGGTCACCTGATGCTGGTAAGGGCCATGTTAAGGTAAAGCACAACAACCCGCCATCAAGTCCTCAACAAGGTCATGAGCGTTTTATCGCTGATGGTCGTACAGGGATCCAAAAAGGAGAAATGTAATGGCTGTTAACAATTCACGTTCACTCACAGGTGGGCTAACAGAGGGATCAACAGACGGTAAATACCGTAAGATTCGTCCTAACACAGAAGTTGCCCCAGGCACCGGCGAAGATATTACTCTCGCTAACCGTCGTGGACTTCATCCTTATTGGAACTATGATTTTATTGACCAAGAAGCTTCTTCAATGGTCGCACCTACAGATACAAAGAGCTCAGTAAAGCCTCGCTCGCCAATGCCAGTAGCAGACACCTTTAATAATCAAATGGGCGCTAACTACTAGTATGGAAGAGACACCAGACAATGTAGTCAAGTTTCCTATGACTAACGCTATGCGTGTTCGTCGTAAGGTAAACAGCACTAAAGACTCCTTGCTTGGTAAGCAACAAGTTACGTATAGCAAAGCTTGGTCGGAACCCACAGCTCCTGTAGAAGGGGCTTTGGATAACCATATTCATAATGCTATTGCTGATTCCGGTATGAGCTTTGGCCGTAACAATGCAGACTTTGAGTCTGGACAACACGAAGCCAAGATTCTTTCTATTGGTGCACATAAGCTTAAAAAGAACATGTCGGCAGGAGATGCTTCCGTTGATCGTATGATCAATATGTCTGATCCAACTAAGGACTAGTAATGGTCTATGAACGTAGGCAGCAAAAAGCTATCATTCCCCTTAATAGGGATAAAGAATTTCGTACAGGGTTGCTCCCCTCTCCTGAACTTATGGAGATGGTAGAAAACCCAGGGGTTACACCGAGTGGAGAACATTAATGGCTGGTTTTGAAGACGTACAGGGCACTGGTAAAGCAGCAAAAAAGGCCGGATTCAAAGATACTAGCTCAGTTGATAACGGTGTGTTTAGAGGAGTAGAGGATGTAGTCTCTCCTGAAAATAAGAAGACGAACACCGGTAAGACTGTAACCTGTGCTAAGGATAGCAATAGGGCTATTGTTCGTGTTAACTTTACCAGTCATCATAAGTTTACCGGGGATACTAACCTATGTCAAAGACATTGGGAACAAGAAAAGCATGATACCTCTACTTATGAGCCTGGCCCATACTGGTTAAAGGGTGGTGCTGATGAGGCTAACCAAATCCGTACAGAAGATCGCATTCGTCGTACAGAGGGCAGAAATGCCGCATCTAAAGCTCATTTTGAAGCTACAGGTGAGCACATACCTGTTAGCACTCCAGGTCGCCCATATACCAGTGAGCAAGAGAAGTTTGATAAAGAAAACCCAAACCCTGTACAAGATGTAGTTGAGGGCAAGGCCCGTGAGGGTGGTCGCACTAAGCTCAGGCCTATTATGCATCCTAAAGAAGATCTTACAGCCAATATGCATCAGGCTGCTGCTGAGTACCAGGATTCGTATGGCGATGAAGAAGAGTACGAGAACCATTTAAAGGATTTGATGTCCTAGGTTTTATCGGCTATACTAAGGGTAGATGAAGGAGGCGAAATGGGAGTACCTATTTTAGGCGGTGGAGCTAACCCCGCTGACCAGGGCAAGACTTGGACGAACATTAAGGACGATGGTCCGTATATCCGTTTGCTCTATTGCTATAACTGTAGAACTATTGAAGAACTGCCTGATTTTGAAGGCCACCCAGATGACGATGTCTTGTTGCAGGTCATGATTGAAAAGCATGAGTCTGCCGGCATTCCGCATAGCGGTTTCCTATCTAAGATCGGTATTAAGACATACTCACGTCCTGAGGTACGTAAACAAGTTATCGAAAACTTGCGGGATAAGGTCGGTGGCGGACTAGCTGATATTGATCCAGACTACTACACCACCAAAGCCACTTTCTATGATGATGCTATGAAGTGCTTTAACCTTCATTTACGTCCAGTAGAAGGCTGCTATGACTGGAAGACTAAGAACAAGCGTCTAGTTCCTAAGGGCACAGATGAGCTTCGTAAAGAAATTGGTCTAGAAAGTGCAGCCAAGTCAGCTAGTACCACAGTGTATCTATGCGACTTCTGCCCAGCTAAAACCTTTGTAGTTGAACAAAACCGTAAAAAAGCCGGACTATACGAATAGGAATATAACATGACTGACGAAACAACCACACCAGACGCAACTACTACTCCTGATGCACCCGCAGTACCTAATATTAAGTTTGGCTACGCAGTATTTGTAACAGATAATGGCGATGTATACGTAGAGCGCGATACCGCAGCCTTCTCTATTCCAGTAGAACGTCAGGCTACATTGCTTGAAGTTCGTCGCTATACCTCTGAAATCCTAATGGATCTTCAGGCTCAATCGGCTGCCGAGTACGTCTCAATTAAGCTCGCTGCACAGGAAGCTACACCACCTAGCGCATAATTATTTCCACCAAGCCATGACGTAATGACGATGAGGGTGGAGAATATGCTTATGGACTATGGAGACTTTTCAGGAGATGCCCCGGTAATTATGCCGGGGTCTACGTCCTATTTCAGTGCACCATCAACCGAGCTTGATCCAAATCTATTTCAGGGTGAGGGTCTAAAAGACTGGGTGAGAAGTGGCATACTTTCTATGCTCTTTGAGTACCTTAGTCAGAACTTCTCTGCCCCAGAGTCATGGACTCATGTGTGGCTTGCAGGATCCGGCGTCTCATATCAATGGGCTGCTGCTAGAGATCCAGGCGATCTTGATTGCCTAGTTGGAATTAACTATATCTCATTCAGAGAAAAGAACCAAGAGTTCAAATCATTCTCTGATCAAGAGATCGCTAAGACTCTTAACGAAGGTTTCAATGCTGAGCTTATGCCTAAAACCCGTAACTGGGAAGGTTATGAACTTACTTACTATGTGAATCCACAATCTGATATTCGGGATATCAACCCGTATGCAGCATATGATCTTACTAGAGATAGTTGGACAGTGCGACCAGATCGTAGCCCACAACCTCCTTATAGCCGTGCATGGGAGAATCACGTTCAGCGTGACCATGACAACGCTGTAGAGATGGTGAAGCGTTACACAGAGGCACTTAACGAAGTACGTAACTCAAGCAACCCTGCGTATAAGATCAACGCAGAGCGTAAGCTAAAGCTAGCTACAGAACAAGCTGTGGCCTTCTATGATGACATACACCAAAGTCGTCACATTGCATTCAGTAAGATCGGAAGTGGTTATGCAGACTATAACAACTACCGCTGGCAGGCTGGAAAGCGTTCCGGTGCTATCCAGGCCTTGAGATCAATTAAGGATACTCAGACTGCCTATGAATCCGGAAAGCAGAAAGAAATCTATGGTATGGAATTACCTACCACTGACACCTTGATTAGGAGAGCAATTCGTGGCCAATAAAGAGCAAAAAGGCAATTCTAACGATAAGAAAGAGGCCAAGATGAGCCTCAAAGAGAAGCGTGAAGCTAAGAAGTCGAAGAGCGAAAACAAGTATAAGTAACTATACTTAGGGCATGGATAACTATCAGTGCCAGCTGTGTGATAAGAAATACGTAGTACCTTCGCTTGCACGACATTGTGAACAGAAGCATTTGGCTAATGAAAAGGAATAACATATGGCTACCGCATTGGTGTCTCTAGAAGGCGTATTAATGACAGAGGTCGGGGATCCAATCCCAGATGGCGTCCGTCTATTTCGTGTATTAGCAGAGCACTATCGTGTTGTCATTACCTCCGATATGTCACAAGCAAAAACTGAGCACTGGCTCCGTGGCAATATGATCTTTGGCTATGGAGATGTCTATGATGATAGGTACTTCTTTGAAGGAACACCTCTAAGACTTCGCCAGCTTGATTATGCTATGGCTCAAGGTCGTGTAGAGCTCTTTGTAGATGCAGATGCCGATTATTGTGCGGAGGCTCTTGCTAAGGGCGTACCGGCTATTATGTTTGCACACCCTAAGTTCGTAAGAAGCAAGCGTCCAGTAAAGCAGTGGGATGCTCTAAGCGCCGAGGTTGAACGTCAGCGCCTAGCCCTTCTTGATGCTCATCTAGGCAGCAGAACTAATAGGTTCGAATGAACATCGTATTTATGGGCGGAGAAGTACCGTCACACCGTATTCTACTGACCAATATGGACGTAAAGCACGTTAGCGTCAACTACTACCGTCTGGTAAAGCGAGGTCTTCCAAAGACTAAGCAATACCTCTTGGCTGAGCGTTTCCCAGAAGACGTGAAGATCTATGTAGATGGTGGCGGCCATAACCTCAACGATCTAAATATGACTGAGCGTGAGCTTGAGGAGTATGCGGCTGATTACCAGGACTTCCTGGCTATCAATGCCGATAGGATCACCATGGCTACCGAGCTAGACGCCAAAGCTCTTGGCCAGAACTGGATCAATTACCAGAGGAAGACCTTTGGTGAGGAGTTCGGTCTGGATAAGTATGCGGTTGTCTGGCACCAGGAAACCGGTCACACTGGCCTTTTCAACCTAGCATCTCAGTTCCCTAACGTCGTACTGCTTGGGGAGTCCTTAGAGGACGACACGAGCCTGTCAGCACGTTCTAGGGCCCTTCTAAGTCAGTACCCTGACCTAGAATTTCATGGGGTGGCATGTGCCAAGCCGGATAACCTACGTCAGGTTCCTCTCACTACTGCTAGCACCCTCTCTTGGCTTAGCCCAATGATGAGAGGCGAGACAATAGTATGGGATGGCACTAGACTTATCCGCTATCAGAAGAAGCAGAAGGATCAAGCTCGTCCTCGTTATAAAGCTGTAATCGAGAGAGCCGGTCTAGACTTCGACAAGATTATGAATGATGATAGTAACGAGGTAACCCGCCTCGCTATTTGGTCCTACCTGCAGTTGGAGAAGTCTTTGAACAGTAAGTTATCTGATCACAGTGGTGGAATGGATGACCCAGGTCTAGCGGAAACCAGGGGTTCTACTCCTGATAACAGAGGGTCTGAGGTGCGGAAAGTTTTGTCGCCTGTAGCCCCTGAAGACCTCATGACATTGCCCGTTTTTGGTGTAAATAACAAGACGATCATTGAGAAAGATGAGGCCGGACGAGACGTTATCGCTGACGTTCCTGTCCTTCAGAGCACTCAAACTTCGTTCCGTCAATGCAATAGTTGCTTCGTGGCTAGCAATTGTCCGGCCTTCACACCGAACAGTAGCTGCAAATTTAGTCTTCCTGTAGAGGTCAAGACTAAGGATCAGCTAAAGGGATTATTGAACGCAGTTATCGAAATGCAGGGCGCTAGAGTCGCTTTTGCACGTTTTGCTGAAGAATTGAATGGTGGATACCCAGATCCTAATACCGGACAAGAGATTGACCGCCTATTCAAATTGGTAGGTGAGGTCAAGAAGTTAGAAGAGAATAAAGAGTTCATACAGATCACAGCACAGCGCCAATCCTCTGGTGGTATGCTTTCGGCCCTCTTCGGAGACCGGGCTAATACCCTCAGAGAAATCCCCGGTGGGGCAATAAGTGAGGGTGAAGTCAGCAAGATCATAGACCAAGGTCTAAACGGATAGGACCTGTTAACAGTCAAAATATCTATAGAAAAGGGCGTCACATGTTTTCGTTTAAACTCGCAGACGAGTTTGTAGCATCATACCGATCCAAGAAGGTTCCGTGGGGATACCAGGATGCTGCCGGCAACTCCTTAGGAGAGATTACCTTTCTAAGAACTTACTCTCGTCTTAAAGAGGATGGGACCAAAGAGACTTGGGTGGATGTGTGCGAACGTGTAGTCAACGGCATGTACTCACTCCAAAAGGATCACGCCAAGCATAACCGACTACCTTGGTCTGACATGAAGGCTGCTACTTCAGCCAAAGAGGCGTTCGATCGCCTATTCAATCTTAAGTGGACTCCTCCTGGCCGTGGCCTATGGATGATGGGAACTCCACTAGTCAATGTACAGAAGAACTCTGCAGCGTTGCAGAACTGCTCCTTTGTATCTACAGAGTCTATGACCAAGAACAATCCGGCTAAGCCATTTGCCTTCCTCATGGAAGCATCCATGCTTGGCGTTGGCGTGGGCTTTGATGATAAGGGCGCAGATAAAGACTTTACTATCTATGATCCACAGAAAGGCGAAGAATATGTCATCCCCGACACCCGAGAAGGCTGGGTTGAATCAACCACAGCTCTCATCAATGCTTACCTACGACCAGATTCAAAGGCTCCAACGTATAGTTACACAGAAATTCGAGCAGCAGGCGAACCAATCAAAACTTTCGGAGGAAAAGCTTCCGGACCAGAGCCTCTAATCAAGCTTCACAACCACATCATCAACCTATTTAAGAACAGAGCTGGCGATAAGCTGACTCGCCGTGATATCGCAGATATCGGAAACATGATGGGCGTATGTGTGGTTGCAGGTAACGTTCGACGTTCAGCTGAACTTCTAATCGGCCGTATTGATGACGAAGACTTCCTAAATCTTAAGAACCATGAAGTATTCCCTGAGCGTAATGCCTACGACCCAACAGGGGAGAACTCTGGATGGGGCTGGATGTCTAACAACTCAGTAGAAGCGTCAGTAGGTCAAGACCTATCTCCAATCATTGACGGTATCGCCCGCAACGGTGAGCCGGGAGTAATCTGGATGGACGTCACTCGTAAGTACGGCCGTCTAGCAGATCCTGAGAACAACAAGGACTGGCGTGCCGCTGGCTACAACCCATGTGCTGAACAATCATTGGAATCCTTTGAGTGCTGCACATTGGTAGAAACCTACATCAACCGCCATGACAGCCTAGAAGATTTCAAGCGCACCCTCAAGTTCGCCTATCTCTATGCCAAGACTGTAACTCTCATCCCTACCCACTGGGAAGAAACCAACGCCATCATGCAGCGTAACCGTCGTATCGGAACCTCAATCTCCGGTATCGCTAACTTTGCTGACAGCAAGGGCTTGCCTCTACTCCGTACTTGGATGGACGAGGGATACAAGATCGTACAGTCCTATGATAAGAGCTATTCAGAATGGTTGGGTATTCGTGAGTCTATCAAGACGACCACAGTGAAGCCTTCCGGCACAGTCTCTATCCTCGCAGGTGAGTCTCCAGGAGTTCACTGGACACCAGGAGGCAAGTACTTCCTACGCACAATGCGCTTTAGTAAGGCTGACCCAATGGTTGCCCTATTTAAGATGGCTAACTATCGTGTCGAAGACGCTGAGAGTGATCCTACAAATACTGCAGTTGTCTACTTCCCTATTAAGAGTAACTCCGAACGCTCAGAGCACGATGTATCTATCTATGAGAAGATGGCTTTGGCTGCCACAGCTCAGCGTTATTGGTCAGATAACTCGGTGTCAGTAACTATCTCATTTAACCCTGAGACAGAGGCTAAGGCAATCGGTACAGCTCTGCATATGTATGACGGTCAGCTAAAGACCGTGTCATTCCTACCAATGGACAATGGCTCATACGCTCAGATGCCGTATACAAATAGTACCTCTGAAGAATACGAAGAAGGTACAATGACTTTGTTCCCAATTGATTTCTCGGGAATCTATGAAGGCATGGGTCTGGACGCAATTGGCGAAAGCTACTGCACCACAGATGCATGTGAAGTTAAGCTAATCAAAGACAACGCCTAAGGAGAAACATGCCAGAAGATATCAATCCAGACCTATTTGATGAAGACTTCGAAGATGACTTCGAAGATGGATTCGATGATTTCGACTTCGATGAGGATGATCTAGAAGAACTAGAGGATGGCCTCACGGACACCGAGTAAAATGGCCGACACAAACATTAGCCCCCGACCAAATGGCCGGGGGCTTTTGCTTGCTTCCTTACTCTGCAATGAACTTACCTGAGTTATCGGTTAGCTCGTAGTATGTACTATCAGATACTTCTACATCCTCATAGGCTTCGAGTTCATCTGGATAGGTACTTCCGTTTATAAGGTTTTCATAGATCTCTTTAGCGTGTTCGGTATCCTCTGCTTCGAAGATTATCGTGCCGCTACGTGTTGTATCGAATTGGGCTCTGAACTTAGGCATTTGTATCCTCCTTGTATTGGCATTCACAGTCTCTTACTTCATACGTATCGTCATCTATGAACCACATAGTCTTTCCCGTACCATAACACATCTGACAGGTACGGGGGTATAACTTAATCATGTCCACAATGATTCTCCTTATCTAGCATCCCACCAAGCTCTTAGGAATAACCCAAGAACTGATCCGACTATTGCCCCTATAGTTGGTAATAGAATCATGCATCCGCCTTCCAGGTTAGCTCACCTGATAGATGTGTTGGCTTGCCTAGATCGTTTGTAGCACCGATTACCATCTTGATTGACTTGCGTGGTGTGGTTGTTAGTACATAGGTCTTAAGATATCTCTTAGCTGCAGATGGGTTAGCCCATGCAGAGTGATTGACTCCGAGCACATCATCAATAGTCATGAGCCAAGCACCACCCTTCTCGACAGATGTATTCTTAGTTAGTGTTACCTTCAGTGTTTTTGTTACTTTAGCCATTTTGCTCTCCTATAGTTTTATGTTTGTTTTGAAGCCAACATGCTTTAGATCACGCATGATGTTCTTGCCAGCTCTTGGATCACCTAGACTTTGGGCCCCAAAGAATACAGACTTACCTGTCTTAGGATTTACTACCTTGATGTGTTGATTAGCTGTAGTTCTGACTTTATAGCCAGCAGTTTCTAATGTGCCTATTAGCTTTCTTATCTCCTTATTTCGTATATTTAATTGTGCGAATTGCATTTCATCATCACTCCTCAACCTCTCTTATAGACTCTATGCTTCCATACTCTCCAGGTCTAGTTAGGTCATTGATGTTGACCCACTGTTCCTTGTTCCTATCGAATACTTTAAGAGCCCACTCTCTATTGTTTAGATCTTGTTGGTCATCAATACGCCACCTCTTGAGCTTTACTCTGAAGGTTATACGTAAGTCATGTAGGTCATCCATATGTTTTTCCTCCTACTTTTAGTCTAGCCGATTGTTTGTGTTGAGTCAAACTACTCCTCATCATCACCAATCTGGATATCTTTCTGACATGCCTTAACCACCACTTGATCCAGCTCAGCTCGCATTAAGCTCAGTGCCTCAGCAGGGATCACGTCAAAGGCACGATCAAGCATCTGTGCCAATGAATAGTCTGAATTGATACTAAGTGCATACTCAATCATCTTGACTGCAGAGTCTAAGTTGCCACGCTCATACTCGAAGGCTGCATTGACTGTGATGAACGGCACACCGTCTTCCTTCGTAGTATTTACAGCCATGTAGCGTACGAACTCAATAGACTCATCAAGACTGAACCTAGCAGGCATACCTAGGACCCAATCACGAACCTGTAGATCATTGTTAACGCCAAAGATAACCTTCTCAAGCCTCTCATCTTCAAGAGGGATGATGTTATTGATGCTATCTTCGATTAGATTAACTACCTCTTTGCGTGTTGTAGTTATCATTTACTTACCTTTCTTCTCGGTTGTACGGAATGTGCCTTCTGGTGTAGGCCATTGGTATGGTAGATCTTCAGCCACATCAAAAGCATAGTGCTCTGGGAGCTTACGCTTTAGATTGGACTGATGGCTTTCATGGAACTTCTCTGCACCTAACCACCAAGGCTTACTGACCGGACTAAGCTTGAACCGTTTGACTAAGTCCAGTACCTGTTCCTTGGTGTTGTCTTGAAAGCCACGCTTTACCCACTCATCGCACATGGCTACTGTGTAGGCTGCTAGCTTTCCCTCGTGTCCACGCCACATTACTGAGGCTGGGTGATTACGCCATCCCTGGGTGATACCTAGGTTTGCTCGTAGGATCTGAAATGCTTCTACACGCTGCTTACCAAGCCTCTGATTATCCAGAGACTTAGCAACCTGCTTGAAGTCTGCATAGGGTAGGAATGTGTTAACCATTAGTCCTCCTCATCTCCAAAGTAACAGTCCCAGCAGGTAACTCTTTGACTGTGTACAACATAGGAGTCGTCTTGGCCTAACACATCTTCACATAGACTGCATGTAATCATTCGTCCTCCAATAGCATAGGGATTAGATCTTCAGCCCCATGTTTGATTAGTAGTTGGCGTACTGTTTCTTTGTTTGTGTTGAGCTGCTCAATCTCACGCTTTCTAAGCATCTCACTTAGCCAGCGTGCGGGGTCCTCTTGTCTCAGGCTCATGCTAATACCGTTAGCACTACACCGTTATCCTGTGCCCATTCAACTGGCTCAGAGATAGACTCGATTGTTAGGTTGGCTCCACCATCTACTAAGTCATCAGAGATATGTAGTAGAAACATTTGTGCTGCTTCATAGTCATTGAAAGGACCTATCAATGACTCAGTGATACTGTCGAATAGAACGTACATTATCTTCCTCTCTTTCTCATTGAACCTACGACTACAGACCTAGCAAACGGCAGAAGATCACGGGCGCTAGCTACTCGACCATAGATCTCAACACCATGCTTGAACTTGTCATCGGTATACCCATAACGCTCTTCGTACCATACACGCTCTCTATCCTCCATGATTAAGGTCATGGTGGTTAGTACTCCACGCTTACTGATACGTTCAATAACTTCATCATTCTTGTCGGCATCGAAGACACCGTCAGTAATAATGAATAGCATCTTATTCTTCTTACGTGAAGACATAAGAAGTTGCTCAGCTGCTAGCAATGATGAGTACGGATTAGTACCACCATTACCATAGATGAACTTGTAGGTAGTTCTATCTGCAGACTCCTCACGACGATACGCTGTCTCAGCAGCATCATCGAAGGCATAGACTGTTACCAGACCGCCTACTTGTTCTAGAGCACGCTTGATAGTCCAGCATGCAATAGAGGCTTCACGATCGTTGCCACCGCCCATAGAACCTGAGCGATCAACTAAGATCACAGCTTCGATATCAGCACCATCAGTACCCTCATCCCAACGATCGAAGGCTTCATCAATCTCACAGCCTCTGATTACACGTTGGACATTGAGCCTACCACTGGCTTCTTGCTTATGCCAAGCTGGTTCGCACTCATCACGCAAGCGTTCTAGCTCGTGTGCGAACTTACGATATACAGCCATAGCTTCAGCAGGGACGCTAGTCTTATCGAACCTACCATTCTTGATAGTATCGTTGTGCTTACCATCGCCTCCGACAATAACCTTTTGCTTTGTCTTGACGTCAGCTTGCACATCCTTACGTGCTAGTACATCCTCAACTACTTTATCGAGCATGTCGTGAACACTGTCTGGAATACCACCTAGACTTTCATGATGACCTTCTCCATCTAGCTTACCTCCTGGATTATCTGTATTGCGGTTGGCCATATCCAACGCATCCTGCTGTGTGGCAGGGGATTTGTTTGTGTTGGACGGCGTAGGTGACTCAGCTTTACCACTGTTCTTACCTTGGTTAGCGTCACGCTCCTGCGCCTTGCCAGGATCAGGACGACCCTTACTTACTGGGTCACGAGAGGTACAACCATTCATACCTTCTGGTGTCTTATCAGACCAGTTAGCAAGCACCTCATTCTTGAATCGTCTAATCAATTCAAGACCCTTGTCGTAGTCCTTAGGGAATGCTAATACACGATACTGATCAACGATGTCAACGATTGCGGGGATTAGTGAAGGCTCTGCGAACATATCTCTGAACGCTTCACGTACCTCAATCGGTAGATACCTACGACCACGCACCAGCATATAGTTACCCATAGCATCTTCAGGTGTGCGGCCTAGCCATCTAGCCACAGTTGCAGTGAGGAATGGTGCAATAGATGGATACCTAGATACGAACAGCGTTTCGATACGCTGATCCTCTAGCATATTAGCTGCTTGCATCAAGTCTTCCTCAAGCACCTTCTTCATGAAGACTGTGCCTTTGCGTGGTGTATACAAGTGATGGGCTAACTCGTGGAAGTTAAGACCATTTACCTGAGTCAACGCATCAAGATCAATGTCTTCTATCTGATTGGCATTGATAAAGATTGCTTGACCATCTGACCAAGCAGGTGCAGGACCATCAGGAACAACATTCACAATCACTGGGTCACCAGTGATTACTCTGTCTGCCTGTTCATACACACGGCATAACGCATTAAGTCTCACAGCACGAAGCTGTGCTTCCTCTGTACGCTCTGCTATATACCTTTCATCTAAGTTGTCTTCGAACATTTGTAGCCCCCTTATACGTTATATGCTGCTGCTACTACCCATTGTTGAAGTTCTTCATCAAGTGTTGGTGTCTTCTCAGCTTCTACTGCTTCTTCCTCAATTACTGGGGCAATACCGAAGTCTGATTGGATGTTGTACTGATGTGTCTGGAATACCAAACGAACTGATGCTTGCTCTTCAGCACCGAAGTGAGCGATGAAGTTTTCCACTGCGAACTCATAGCCAAGCTTGCCTACGAAGTCACTGAACTCAATGAGCATGTTTGTGCTGATTGGGGTGTCGTACTGACCCTTGGCTGCTTCTGCACGAAGCTGCTTAACTACTGTACGCAATGCCTTGCTTGCTACGAGCTTTTCCTCGACTGCATCATCGTAGTCCCACGCTAGCTGAATATCAAAGCGGTTACGCATTGCAAAGTTCAGCGGTGTTGTACCAATGTAATCTGGATTCATAGTAGCGAAGATGGTTAGATCTGGATGAGCCTCAATAGTTTCACCCATGTGATCTAGCAGTGTGATAGTACGACGACCATCAGTCAATGGATACAAGGTGGTATAGATCTTAGGACTAATGAAGTTCATCTCGTCTAGCAGCAACACGCCACCGTTACGAACCACATCGGTTACTGGACCATCAATCCAACCATAACCACCATTACCATCAGGAATGAAGCCACCGAATAACTGGCGAGATTCCATAGATGCGTTACCAGATACTGTAGCCATACGCAGATCATTTTCAGCAGCCCATGCTTCTACAGCTGTTGTCTTACCTGGACCAGTTGGGCCATAGATAAGAACGTTAATGCCTTCGGCACGTGCGATATCAAAGGTCTTGAAGTCTTCGACTCCATACACCTTACGATGCACATAGCGTTCTGCCAGGTGCTTAGATGGAACTGTTGCTAACGACACGTTAAAAGCGGGGGTGCTGTCGTCTGTTTGTGTTGGCACAGGTACTACCAACGGACTTGTTGTTGCTCGGTTATCTATCACGTATTCCTCCAGGTTGTCGTCTCCTACCTCAACTTGAGAATAGAAGTCTTGGATTACATCTGCAATGGATGTCTTCATATCCACTGTAGATTTATTGTGTGCACTTACTGCTTTAGTAGTAAGGACGGGAGAGTATCCCTTGGCATCAATAGCACGCAAGTCTGCTGCTGTCACATATACACCAACAGGCCTGTGAGTAACTACTTCGCCATCCTTAAAGGATGTATTTAGATTGGCAAGGGTGTCAGCCTCCCACTTATTGTGGGTACCCTTGGTTCCATCAGTAAGACGTGAATAGACATTGATAGCTCCCTTGTAAGGAACTAGTAATATCTGACGTCTATGATTATTCATAGATGCTTCATATGACTCTGTGAACATTGCGATGTCCATTAGTACTCTCCTTCTTCATCATTGAGGATACCGTTCAGTCTACCCTCTAAGACTGTTGCAAGAGCAAACGCTGCTTGCTTCTCTCTAGTCCACTCAGTAATGAGTTCGTAGAGAAAACCTTTATCTTCTGCTTTATCAATGATCTTTGATACCTGCATGCAGGCGTAATCAATGAACTGTTCCATCTCTTCAGCTGGAATGCCGCTCATTTCTCCATCAAAGCCATCATAATCACATTGGTGACACATGTTGTTCTCCTTATTTAGATATTAGGCTGGCTTACCTCCGGTGCCCGCAGGGAAATCTGGACGCCGCAACTTTGGCTCAACATCGTCGCACAAAGTAACGTACCTTTGTGGCTGGTTTCTTGCGTACTCGTCTATAGGAGTGAGATATATACAAGAGGTTGGCTTAGCCAGCCCAACATTATCTATTCAGTAATTATTACTTCGCTTACATCATCTGACTCTAGATTGCTTCTATAGTCAGCCTCAAAGATTTCATTGATTCCTACATGAAAACGATTGAGGATACGACGAGGGCGTGAATTGCGACGCTGTGTTGATTCATAGCATCCCATGTAGCTCTCGTGGTAGTATTCATGTCCTTTAAACCGTAGGTTCTTGATTACGGTATAAGGTTGAGCTTTTGCTATTCCTTGCCCACAGTTACCACAAGTAACGTAGTCACTGAGGGCATCGTAGCCCTTAGCATCCTCGTCAGTTCGTGAGTTAACTGTGGCTACCTTTTTCTTTGGCATTGGGTTCCCTTTCTCAGGAATTGTTTGTGTTGAGTTAGTTCTGCATCAATGATGCAGACATTGCTGTACTGCTCTGCAGTAACCCTTTAAAGGTCTCTGCTTTCATGCCATTAGCTAAACCAACGGCAATATTTTTGATGAGGCTGCTCGGTGTTGTACTTGGTGTGCGTAGAACGATTGCTTTAGCAAGATCTGTTTTATCATACGCATACGCAATCGCCGCACCATACTCACACAATAGAGTTAGGTTTGAATCATCTGGTGAACATGAACTAATGGTTCTTGTTAGTACTTTCAAACTCTGACCAGGATCAGCGTTAACTAGATGGTTTAACACCGCATCTCTGAAGTTACTATCCCTAAGAGAGTTTTCTAACAATGAGGTAGGTAAGTACCCTATTTGTAACCCATTCGCATGCTCTGCGACATTCTTTATCTCAGTAACCTGAAGCAGAGATACCTTCTTATCTTTATCGTAAGCAACTAGATCCTTATATTGATTGGACATGGTTTGCTAACATCCTTTCTAGTTCAGTTAGTGGTTTCTTATATATGTTGCCATTCTGTACTCTGATAGGGGAACCATCCCAAAGTACAGAAACCTTGTTTGCGCCATACAGGCGTTTCTTTCTACCGCTGCAGCTATAGCAAACTTGAGCACGTTTAATAGTATGTCCTTTGATAATGCCGTGCTCACATGGAACGTAATGCCATCTTGATCCCGCATATCCCATAGACATATCAGGGTGTTTTGTACAGGATAGAGCACCTTCGTCATTGAAGGTACCGTCCCAACAAGTATTGCCCTGACACCAGCTATCCACAAGACCAGTAGATGAGCATTGCCTACAACCCATCAACTTTCCTGGCTTGGTAGGTGCATCACGCTCGGTGATATAGAACTTAAAATTACGGCGGTTAACTTGCACACCGGCATACTTCCAGATCGTATATCTAAGAGACTGTGAATCAAGGGAACTGAATGATCCACCCCAATGTGTTGATACCTGACCACCTTCAAGTGTCATAGTATCGTCAGGGTGGATAGTGATAAGTGGGTGATAATTAGTCCATTTATTAACTATTTGGATGTCACCAGATTTATTCCACTTATTGGCATATCGAACACGATTACGCTGACCGTCATACAATGTGCGGTCCCATTTACTACGCCCATTGGCAAGATAGTCTTGCCACTCAGCGTATGTATATACTCTCCAACTCATTGTGCCTCCATTGTCTCGAATAAGCCTACTGGCTCTGGGTCTGACATGTCAACATACTGGAACTCAATAAGTTGCTCCAGCGTGCGTTCGGATGTTTGTGTTGGGACATCATCTGTCCACCAAGTAGATGTGAGCGAGAGCACACTTGACTCAGGCTTGAGTAGTTTAAGTGCTACACCTAAGCCATCAACTAAACCATCAAAGTATGCACGGCTAAGCTGGTGCTCCTCGAAGCGTAGGTCATCCTGTGCTTCAATGATGCCACGTTCAATAGCTTTAACTATCTTCTTACGCTTCATGCTTGTGCCTTAACTAGGATGCTGTGTGCATCAGCCTTGAATACTTTACCCGTCTTCCAATGAGGAATTGATGGGTGTGTTGCTGTACCGCCAGCAGCCTTCCAAGCTTCACGCTTTTCATAACTCTTGGCTGTACGACCATTGACATGGGTGAAGTTTGTCTTCTCCATCTGCTTTGGTCCTGGGTTCTTCTTAACGGCTTTGCCGTTCTTGCGATCACCAGAGGTGCTTACTTTTGCTTGTGTAACTTTTGCCATTTTAATGGCCCCTTTCGGAGGTTAGTTGGTTGCCTCTACACCTACGTGTAGAGTAGTGATGCCGTCATTTAACAGCATCAATGCTTCTTGTCTTGTGCAGCCATGAAATAGTTGGGCCTCAATAATAAATAAGGCTTTATCCAACCAGTTATCTGTTGTAATTTCAACTGACATTGCTATGACCTTTCTCACGGTATAAGTAATGAGCAGTTTTAATAGACATGCTCAGGTCTTCTAGTGTTGAGGGGAAAAGGGGGAATTTCGTGCCACGGCACTCCCATACACCCACAGGTACCTCACTAGCGTGCCCCCGGCTGGAATTGAACCAGCAACACCCACCTTAGGACGATGGTGTTCTATCCATTGAACTACGGGGGCAGGTGAGCAGTTTTACCTCAGGTCATACTCAGGACCAAATCTATCTATGACAATAGACCGTGCAGTTCTTCTGAAGAAAGGATGCGGTCAGTTGGTTGAGGCCAATTAACCCAGCCCTCTGGCTGTTCCTGTCCTTCTTCAAGCCATGGGGAAATACGAACTGCGTAAGGAACCTCCATTAGTCCTACTTCTGGATTTCCTGTGCCATTTTTGAATGCTTCTAGCGTAGCCTTGTAGATATCGTCTACATTATTGGCCGCTTCTACATCCATAATGACTTGTGTAGCAACCATCATGGACACACGATGTGTGTATGTCGTTTGCTTAGTCATTTGTATCCCTTTCTGTATGTTTTGCGGATTGTTTGTGTTGGTGCATGCATGGTTTATACTCCCCATACTATGTGAGTTTATGTGCATACTATTCCTGTAACACTACTTGGGACAAGCCATCATCGTGTTGAGCCCACGAAGTCTCAACGAGGATGAAGGTTCAACCAGGACGGGTCGGATACACCTATTAGCGAACTCATAAGAGTTGCGTTCGGAGCCTTAGCAGAACGTCTCCCTAACTCTTCCTTTCGTGCGGATATGTATGTCTTGGATTGCTATGCAATCCGAGGCCAGGACAGACCACAGTGATTACTCATCGAGTGTGCTGTCGAGGCTTCGCATGGCATAGAAAATAGGCGGGGGAGCGTACCCTCTGTCGCTCAACCCCGCCTTTCTCAGTTAAAGTTCTACTGCTATCCAAAAGCATAGGAAATCTAAACTAATGTAATATTTATCAATAGAGAAGCCAACGGCAAAGCGTTTAGACATGCCCATCTGTAACCAATACTTGTTGGCTATTCTAATCTCAGTACTCTTTATCATTAGTGCTCACGCTCCTCATATGCCTGTAATGCATACTGTAGGTTGTTGAAATACTCACCACGATGGCAGGTACCACGGGCGTGGTTGTATGTCCACACTACAAAGGGGTCATATTCACTGCGTGGGGCTAGGCACAGCACCACATCGGTGTATTCGTCGGCTTGTTTGTGTTGGAGCACTGTTGCCCCTGTGGACTTACCACCATCACCCTGCAATACTATGCCGGGTTTGATTGTGCTTACATCTTCTCCCATTATTCCTCCAGTAGGTCTATGTCTACCACCGGTGTGGTAGAACGGATTTTGCGGGTGCCATTGAGCGACCACTCAATAAGCATAGGTTCACCAATAACAGCATGCTTAATCTGTATGTATGGTGTCCACTCTAAATCCCTGACTAAGAACTCACCTTGGTCAGGAATACGGCGGAATATCTTTTTCTTTGGGTCTATCTCATAGGTACTGTTCTTAGTTATTACTTGGTACATGCCAGTCTCCTTGTACGATGGCTTGCTGTGTCTTAAGTGTGTGTACATCTAACTTAAGTCGGGTTATCTCAAGAGCCATAGCCTGTGCTTGTATAGTCAGTTCCACTAGGCGTTGCTCCATTGCTCTCTTCTTACGCACTGATTCTCTCCTTTCTGTATAGGTTGGCTAATACCTGCTCTAATGAAAAGCAGGGTGTATTCATTGTGATAGCACCACGCTCTTCGGGTGTAGTGCCACCTTGGATTGAGTAACGATCATCTCTACTGACTGCGTCAGCAAGGCATTGTTGCTTGACTGGACAATCCGCACAGATACGCTTAGCTTCTGCTGCACGAGCCAGTTTGGCTGGGCCACGCTCATATACGCCGTAGTAGAAGATGTCCGTGTCCATACCTTTGCACTTGGCATCTTCGTGCCAACTGAGGTCTGCCCAGTCTGCTGAATGGTAGATTGCATCGCTCACTCTTTGTCCTCTCTGAAATCCCAATCTTCTTGGTCAATCTTGTACTGACGCTCGATCAGGATAGCAGCTAACGACAGTACGATCAACAGTACGATAAATAATCCAAACATAATGCTTCCTTTCTTATAGAGGGTAAGAGGCACACAGGATTACATTTACGCCAGCACTTGGCGACCTGTGTACCTCTCGTCCGCTACAACTGGAGAAAAATCGGCGGGGACTTTGACAGTCTTAGATAAAGAGATAGAAGAAGAAGAACAACCACAAGATAGAGTTACCTTGATAGTAATCTTATGAGTAGTAGTGATAGTAGTAGTCATCTGCCAGAACTCCTTCCATTTAATAGGTCAGGGCTATCTGCCTTGACATAGGTAAAGCCTTGCTTAGGCATCAAGATAAGGCGAAAGCCCGCCATACGATCTCTAATGCCCTTAGATACACACTCACTAGCCATACAATAGGCATAGCCAGCCTCTATACGCTCAGGGCTAACCAAAGCGTCACAATACGGACAATTCATAATAACCTCCTAGTAGTAATAAAGTAATAGCCATACAACACCAGTAATAACAGCACCCAAAGAGTTCACCAGTAATAACCTGACAGCCCCAAAGACTGCACTAGTAATAACCTGATAACAGCACCCGAAGGGTACGCTAGACCTGGTTGTACGGCTATGAAGCCACACGGCTACGCAGCCAGTGGCTTAAAATGAGTGGGGTAATCTCTCGCTTGGGGATTGCAGGACTGTAATCGCTGCTACAGGTGTTCCACCCCATCTATACCCATAGGGGCTACCTATGAGCATAGAAAGGGCGGGGGACAATACAGCCCCCGACCTTCCACCCTATTAGACTAGGGAATCTACCTTGATAGAAGGCGCAAGCAACGCCAATTTCTCACGGATAGACATAAGCAAGAGGGATTCCTTCTCGCTATCCTCTGAAACAGCCAGAGTTAGATTGTTCAGAGCAGAGTTGATAGCCTTGTATTGGGCTAACAACGATGGTGCTGGCTTGACTGCCTGTGACTTAACACGCATCAACTCGGCAATCATAGCCGTCTCGTTATCCTGCACTACAATCTCGTTGTAATGCTCCCCAATAAATGCGGGGGACAACAGGCTCACAGCGATACCCGATTGAGTATGGTAGTAAGCAGCATAGACGAAGCCAACAGCAGACTTCTTGGTGAAATAGCCCAAGATGTCTGATGGCTTAGCGTCTGGGTACGCCTTGAATAGTGGGGAGATAGTGTCTATCTTCCACTGCTTGGCATTGTTAAACAAGCCGGCAATAGCCTTGGCTTGGTCCTGCATTGTGGTTGTGGTCATAATGACCTCTCCGCTAGGGACACTCGCCCTAGTCGCCCCCACCTATGGGGTCGAACCATAGCCACGCCTATCGTGTGGGGAGCGAGAGATTACCCTTACTCTTCCTTCTGCCCCGCTTGGGTTACACCTATGATTTAACACCCCCTACCCTTAAACACCCTGCTACCCATGATTCGGGCAGACGAGATAGATGGTTGGATGTTTTTGGGCTAATACAGTGGCCTAAGGTGACGGGCATCACAGGCGGGAAAATTGGGGCAGCTGTGGAGCTATGAGCATAGGGTGGAAATTTTTTGGGGGTAGCTGGGGAGTAGGCAGTGGCTAAGTGGTAGAGTTACACCATGGCTAAGAAGAAGATCTATCAGTTACCAGAGGACGAAGCTAACAAGCGTCTGAATCTGGGTTTGCGGACAGCTGAGAAGCTTGGGCTGCCTGAAGATGAGGTAGCGGTCCAGGTAGAGGGCTATAATGCCAATTACAGTAGCTATGTGGGTAGATACTACTGGCCTAAGGGTTTTGAGGTAATAGAAGCCCCTACGAGCGATAAGTCTAATTCTAAGGATAAAAGAGATAGAGCTATCGAGTGTGCATACAATCGGAAAGCTGAAGTGCTAGTGATTGTCTTTAGAGCTCCTAAGAGTACTAACATTCCTCCATTGATCAGATATAACGATGTGCCAGTGGAAATGTGGGAGAACCTGAAGCAGTCCGACTCTACAGGTAAGTTCTTGAAGTATTCAGGTATAGACGATGTAGCATGGTCAAAGACCAGTATTCCTGCTTTAACTGCAGAGTTTGGTGAATAATCGGGTATACTAAGGGTAGAAGCGCCGAACGGGCTTCTTACTAACTTATATCGTCTAAGGAGATATATATCATGGCACACCCATATCATCAGGATCGTTACAAGGATCCATTTACTACCAATAGCGTAAGTAATAATCTAAAGCCAAATGAGATCACAATCCAGTCGCTATTCCCACAGTTCAATCGTTGGGCTATCGGATTTGATCCACTTCTACATACCCTACAGCAGGTAAGCTCTACAGCTAAGGCTAGTAGCTATCCTCCATACAACATCTACAAGGATGAGGACAAATACGTCCTAGAACTGGCTGTAGCCGGTTTTGGTAAGGAAGATATCACCATTAGCGTCAAAGAGCTCCAGTTGACCGTAGAAGGCCAATTAGAGGCATCTGAGAAGGAACCTATCCATAAGGGAATCGCTACCCGTGACTTCAAGCAAAACTTCGTTCTAGCGGAGTATGTAGTAGTCAAGGGAGCAGAGCTCAAGGATGGAATGCTCCGCATTACGCTAGAGCAAGAACTTCCTGAAGAGCTACAACCGAAGTTGATCAAAATCAAATAAATCGGATATACTGTAAGTAGAGCCCCTAGTTTCTACGGCGAATACGTGGCTAGGGGCTTCTTACTGGAGCATTTTAATGGTCGTTAGCTCATTGGTAGAGCGCCCTACTCATAATCGGGAGGTACCTGGTTCGATTCCAGGAGGACCAACGTTGTCAAGCTCAATTCCGTATGAAAGATTGCGATTGGCTAGGCAACCCTATTAAAGAAAGAAAGACGATGACAGAAGACAGTAGAGATATGATTGATAGAGCCCGCAAGGATAAACGCTTGCAGGAGTCAATAAAGCGAACGTTAGCCGAACATGGAGAGCTATTAGCTAAGCTAGACGATTACAAAGATGGAATCCCATACTGGGAAGAACAAATACACGATTAAGTACTGACACCGGCCCGGCGTCGAAAAGAGGAAACTATGTATGCATTTGGTGTGGTATCAGGAATGCTGTTGAGTTGGGGATGGCTAGTCTTTGCCTCTCCTGCTGCTCGTAGAAATGTAAAAGACTCGCATGCAGGTATGGTTGAGGTTCGCTGTACCAACTGTGGTCGCATGAACTGGACCGTCTATTCAGAGGTCCGTACCGATGGTTATTGCGTAAGGTGTGCATAATGCCTAAATATGACTTTAAGTGTAATGAGTGTTCTGGCGTACAAGAGGTCTGGAAAGACTTTGGTGATGATACTCTTCCCGTCTGCTGTCAGCAAAGCATGACAAAGATCTACTCTGTTCCTGGTGGGATCATCTTTAGAGGTGGCGGCTGGGGCGGTCAGTGAGTTTATGGTCATGGTTCCTTGCGGCACTGGGCACGATTGGCATGTTCTATCTAGGTAAGAAGAATATATGGTCTTGGATCATTCTTATCTTCAATGAGCTTATCTGGGTTGTCTACGCTACCGCTACAAAGCAATACGGGTTCTATCTTGGATCATTAGCCTATATTCTTGTTTACATCAAGAATTACAGAGAATGGAAGCGTACCCACTAGGGTAGACTCATCCTATGGATAAATACAGAAGCAGACGGTATAAGCCCGCAAGCTATGAAGATTATGCTGCTACGCTATCCGCCATTGATAAGGATGCTTCTAAGAGCCGTACCTTTGGCCCAGGTTATCAAGAGATCTATGCCCCCACAACTGGTGGGGATCGCCCCCGTGCCATGAAGGCGGGGTATAACTATGAGAATGAAACCCTTATCATCATTATGAGGGATAACTACACCTGGATCCAGTATGATCAGGTTAGCCCTGAGATGTGGGATTCCCTACTTACCGCCGGTTCTAGCAATGAATACGTACATACAGTTTTAGAGGGTTGGCCGTGGAAGGTGGTCAATTATGGCAATATCCCTCGCACCCGTGGCCAGCACTTCGAGCTAGGCTCTGGGGAATAATCTGCTACGATTAGGCTCTAATTACGAGAGGGATTTATGACAACGCTTGCAGCTTTTCAAGGTAACGGCTTCGCAATTATTGGAGCCGACTCACGGGCAACTGACGATAATGGTAGCCATATCGTATTGTCTAACCCTAAAGTAACTTGGGATGACGACGACAATTATCTTTTTGCTATCACAGGTGCAACACGTGGTGGCAACTTAGTACAACAAGGTTGGACTCCACCAGAGCCTCCTGCATTTAGCACTGTACACAAGCTAGATCAGTTTATGACCCAAATCTTTATCGCTCAGATGCGAGATCACTTTATTGATTCAGGTTTTGAATCTAAAGCTCGTGATACTGCTGCGTGGACTGATTCTGCATTCCTAGTAGCTGTTCAAGGTGTTATCTACCCAATTAACTCAGATTACGGTTGGGATCGTGACCGTCGTGGTATTTATGTCTTTGGTAGCGGTGGAGATGTATCTCTAGGTGTTATGCATGCTCTTGGTATTGAAAAGTGCAAAGATGATCCTAAGAAGGCTAAAGAGATTATCAAGAAGGCTATCGAAGCTGCATGTGAGTGGAATGCTTATTGCGCCCTTCCAGTCGTAATTGAAACCCAGGTATTTGAGCAGTAATAGCTTAAAGCTTTTGTTACTATTCTCTAGTCCCAAGCGCATGGGACTTTAACCTCTCTAGAGAAAAGGTAATACAATGGCAACAAGCCTCGAAGGTAATAACCTCGATTCTGCCGGTAACGTAGCAGTTGACTTCGTATGGGGTAACTTCCCTCTACAACCAAATGATGCACGTACCGCAGGAACACCATCAGCAACTGTAACAGTCGGCGGTTCACAGAACGTCGGTTGGACAAACACATCAACAGTCGCTTCAGCTCTTCTTAACTATGCTTATGATAGCCACGCTATCGCAGAAGCTAACTACTCAGGACACCCAAGCTTTATCGCTGCAGACCCTGTTCTTCGTGTAACAGCAGTTTCAGGTAACGGCACAACAATTACTTACACCGCTCAGAACCCTGGCTTCTTGTATGCAGCTGGTTCTAACGTAACAATCACTGGTCTTACAAACTCAGCATTTAACCTCACAAACGCTACAATTGCTACAGCTAATGCTTATCAATTCACAGTAACCAACTCGGCTGGTTCAGGCGTATCAATCACAGGTCAGTCAGGCGTTGCAACACTTGGTGCAGGCGCAGCTGATTCAGATGGTTCATATGTCGGTTCCGTTGGTTATGTAACAGTTCCAAACGTTCTTGGAAAGACTGCTACAAACGCAGCTACTCAGCTTACAGATCTAGAGCTTGTCGTAACAACAGCCTCTGCTTATGTTCCAGCAATCTCTAACGTAGTTCTTACATCTAACGTTGTAACAGTAACAACTGCTGCAGCACACGGATTTGCAGTTAATGACTCAGTAGTAGTTGCCGCTGTAACTAACACAGCTATCAACGGTACATTTACTATCACAGCCGTAACATCAACAACCTTCTCATATGCCCTTACTCACACTAATATCTCTACTGGCGCTGATACAGGTACAGCTAAGGTTGCAGCTCGCTTCAGCACTGTCTACAGCCAATCAGTTGCTGCAGGTACTGCTTCAATCGCAGCTGGTACAGCAATCACAATCACACCTTACTCAGCTTCTTAATCGAACTGAAAAAGAGCCGGGAGTTAACGCTCCCGGCTTTTTGCTTTAGTGGGAGAATAAAGCTATGACCCACCCTAAAAAAGAGCATCGCCAGTTTAAGGTGCCAATGAAAGATCCCGCAACGGTGGGTAGGCTTGGGGACACTAGATTCCCTCTTCCCAATTCTGTAGTAGACTACGACCAGATCTACTATGGCTTAGGACCTGATTCTGACATAGATATGGACCAACATCAAGGGACGGATATAGATGACACAGCTAATGGAACCGGAGCTACAGGAGATGCTGCAGGCGGAGGAATCGCAGGGGCGAATTCAGTGTGATGGCTGCTCAGCTAGAGCCCAAACCACAGTAATCCTTCCTTACGGGGAACTTTCCTTTTGCATGCATCACTATAATAAAAACGCTCAAGCGCTTACAAACCAAGGCGGAATTGCTAAACTCTTGTCTGAATCAGAATAGATGGGACATTAGCATGCTACTTAATACTCCTGGCGGTCAGGGCGGACAGAATATTGCAGGTGCAGGCGGAGGCGGAGCAGCCGCTGCTATCTTTGGTGGTATTGCTAACCTTGCAAGTGCTAAAAATAAATTTGCTATTCAAAAGAGCCTTATGGACTATTCCCATCAGCAGAAGCTTGATGAGATCACCCACAGAGAAAAAGCTAAAGCTTTAGGCACTGGATTAACTATTGCTGCTGGTCATGCAGCATCTATGGCCGCATATCAAAATGCATTAGGTGATGCCGCAGGAAAAGAACTTTATGGTCAGCATCTTGCGGAAGCACCTCTAAATGAAAAAGGTGTATTTAGTCCCAGTGCTGCTATTCGTGCTGCCAAATATAGAACTGAAAAAAAGGCTAATAGTGGAGCTGAAACAACTCCTGCTGCAACAACATCTCCTGAAGATGTGTACAGTGAAGGAACTCCTATGGGAGAAAACCCAGGTCTTGAGGTAAATCCTAGTCGTACAAATAATCTTAGTGTTGGAATGGGAGAGGGTAAGTAATCATGGGTCAATTTGATAATATTGTAAAGAAGGCTCCTGAGGGACGCATACTTCTTAGTATTCCTCGTGAGGCATTTCCTGAGAAGACACAGGGCAATCTTCCTGCAGGTAACGTTACTGTTGCCGGTGTAGAAGGATACAATCCTAAAGATACAAACCAAGGTGGGCCAGCTGCTACATCTCTTCCAGTTCGTGCTAACCGAGTACTTCCAAAAAAGGTTGACATAGCTGTTAATGGTAAGCGTTATGTTAAGCCTGAAGAACCAGCAAGTTCTGTAACAGGCGAAACTATTCCAGCGCCATCTGCAAGTGAGATCACTTCTCTTAGAAGAGCTCATGCTAAAGATCTTAAGATGCAGACTGTGCCTGGTGTAAAACCTACTTCACAACCATGGACTCCAGAAGAAGATACTAATCCTGAATCAACTACCACACTTGAGCTTGATGAAGAAGCAAGTAAGAAATTTGGAATTACAAAAACAAAGCTAAAGCCTAAGTATGCTGAAGAGAAAGCACAGGCTGAATCTGGTGCGGAAACTGCTGGCATGATTGAACGCCATATCAAAGCATATGGCAAAGGACCTGAATCTAAGCCTCTTATTGAAGCTAATCAACAAGAAGTTAAGCCTGGAATAGAAGAACTACGTCGTGAGCGTAAGCTTAAGGGAAAGCGTGGAATTAAGAATTCTGGCATGTTTGATAAAGCTGGAAATCCAATTGAGTCTACAAATCCTGGAAATCAAGGTGGAACAGTAACATCTGCTCCACGAGTTAATGGGGAAGAGGGTCTTCTTGCAGAATCTCGCCCAGCTGATGTATATCAAAAGCCAGAGGTACAGTCTACTGGTACTGTGATCCCACTTCACAATATCTTCCCTAAAGTAGATTTTGGAAAGACTACTCCTCAATTAGAAGCTATTAAGAAAAAGCAACTTGCTAATCAAGGTCCTAGAACAACTACTCAGGTTCTTGATCAAAATAAGCTTAATGCTGTAACTTCAGGTGAGCGTTCTAATGAACAAGAGGTTGTTGCTAAGTCTAAGCTTAATGAGCGTTTTGATGCTGAAGAGCGTCGTCCTATACATTCCCCAGAGGTTATTTCTAAGGCTAAGGAATTGGCCGGTCGCCCTGTAGCTGCAGGCGGACATGGTCTTCCTCGTCAAGCTATTGAGCACCCTGCATTTGAAGATACGCATAGAGATATTGTTCGTAAAGCATATGTTATGCATCACACAGGTATCACACAAGATACTGCTGGTACCGACGTAGAGAAGCTTGAAAAATACACAGGTAAAGGCCCTACTGCTAAAGGCCGTGTTGATCAAGCGTATAAGCTTATTCAAAATAAAGAACGCTTTGAAGCGTCTAAGGCTCCAGGTACAGGATACACATACAGTCCTGAACAAGGTAACGTTGATCTTGCAAGAGACAAGTTTAAGACACGCAGCGGTGAGATAGTACCTATGTCATTCACAGCTCATCCAGAACATCCGTTGAAGAATGGACCTATGGAAGGCAGTGCTGTAGGATTTATTGGGTTTACCTCACATCCTGCAACAGGTGGAGTTCCACTTGTTAAGGGAAAGATGGAAGCAGGAGAAGGTGAGCCTCTTCATCAAGGTTATCATCCATATAAGGATAAAGAAGGTAACCGAGTATTTGAACACCACAATATCCCTGCAAACGCTGTGCATGCTGCAGACTTAGTTAAGGATATGGTGCATCACGAAGTAGGACCTAGAAATGCTATTAGCAGACTAAAGAAGGGTTCTGAACTTCCACTTGATATTGGAGGACTTGCAGTAACTGCTGCAAAGCCAGCCCCTATTGCTGGTTCAAAACCAACTGTATCTGTAGAAGGACCTGTACGTCAAGGAGAAGCACAACCACGTATGCCAGGAGATACTCAGTCACATTCATATCATGTATCTAGAGGAATTAACAGCCCTAGCTGCCCAGAGTGTGTAAAGACTGCGTCTGCTGCATCTAAAGAACGTGCTGCTGCTAAAGCTTCAGAGTTTACGATTCTTGCTGGAAAACTTAGCGAAGAAGGACGCCCACCACTTGCACAAAGCGGTGCTATAGGCACAGGCAGTGGCGAGACTCGTACGATGACCCCAGGAGAACGAGCTGCTCGTAATCCTAAGGTAAGTGAGAGAGAAGGCGGCTTTGTTGAAGTAAAGCAGGGCGCTGTCGAAGCTCGTAAGAACCTAGGCAATGCAGGTTCAACTGGAAGACCAGCAGTAAAATCTGATATTGATAAGGCAAGAGCTGACAAACATATTACGAAATCTGAGGCTCTAGAACTTAAGGTAAGCTCTGGATCCCTATCTGCTGATAAGTCAAAATTTAAAGACAAGAAGTAACCCTGATGGCTAGGAACGCCAACTTCGTTCGACCAGAAGAACATTCACGTCAAGCCCCAAGCCTACGCTATGGGGCTCAAGACGCTAAGAATTACCTGACAGGTCAGAAGTATCAGAAAGATCCTAATAAGGAGACCTTTGTTGCACGTCCTGGACGTGGAGCTTCTGGAGAGTCGAGTAACTGATGCCTAAGAGAAAAAGCCTCTATTACGGCTCTAAGACTAATCCTGATAGCCCTATAGCTCGTCAGGCCGTCTCTCAGCGGGGTTCTAAGGCCGCACGTCCATGGAATCATCCGGATGTTGTAAAAGCCACACACACCTATGGCGTACCGTTCAATAGTTACAAGCAAGTGCATAAATACGAGAACACCATTCAAGACATGGGATCTTTGGAAGATAGTGAGAGGTTTACTTGCAGAGAATGCGGTAAGCTTAACTCTGAACATAAGGAGCATATGTAATGGCAACTAAAAAGAAATCTGCTGCTTGGACACGCAAAGAAGGTCAGAACCCTAATGGTGGGTTAAACGCCAAGGGACGTGCCTCTGCTAAGAAAGAGGGACATGATCTAAAGGCTCCTAGCAAAGATCATAAGAACAAGCGCCATAAATCTTTCTGTGCACGCATGCAAGGCATGAAAAAGCACAACACATCTTCTAAGACGGCTAAAGATCCAAACAGCCGTATCAATAAGTCACTACGAGCATGGGATTGTAACTGCTAATGGCTAAAGAAGTTTGGGACACACCAGATCCTAAGAAAAAAAGCAAACCGCTGTCTTCTAAGAAGAAGTCTGCTGCTAAAGCTAGAGCTAAAGCTTCTGGGCGCCCTTATCCTAATCTTATTGATAATATGGCCGCATCTAAGAAAAAGGGCAAATAATGGCAACCAAGAAAAAAGAAGTAGCTGGCGGTAAAGAGTACAAAGGCTCTGCTGCTAATGGTGGTCGCAAGATTATCGTAGAGCATTACAAAGACAAGAACGGAAAGTGGCACACCACTTCCAAGAACGCTGCTCGTGCTAAGTATGAGAAGAAGCATGGCAAACTATCTAAAGATACAGACGTTGACCACCGTGATAATAATCACGATAACGACTCTGCGAGCAATCTGCGCCCATTAGCACACGGCAAGAATACTGCCAAGGAAAATAAGCGTAGGGCAGGTAAAAAATGAATAAGGATGAATACGAAGCTATAGAGTACCCAGACTCAGAAAATCCAAAATGGGCCAAAGAACATAGTAAGTACAATAAGATACAAGGCTCTACTAATGGGGCCAACCTTAACCATGGAAATAAATGCCTTTGGTGCAACTATGCAAGTTTAATGAGTCGCAATGATCATTTTGATACAGGTACTTCAGAAGGAAAATAAAAAAAGCCCCAGTTACGGGGCCTTCTTTATTGTTGGCCTAAGCCTTTAGATATTGAGGGCAGAGCTTGATCCACTGCTGAACTAGCCAGTGATCTCGCTCACCTGGGTCTGCATGCCAAGGGGTCCAGTTCTTACCCCCAGAACTCATCCTGTAGGCGATCTGAGCGTTTGTAACCGGATCATGTAAGTCATTGGCTGACCTAAGCCCAAACTCCTTCACACGGCCCTTTAAAGCCCCGTAAAGGTTAATCTGGAAGACCCCATAGGAGTTATCTCCTGTGCGAGGGTTGTAATTGTGTGCCATAGGGTTTCCATGAGTTTCTTTCATGGCTACAGCCCAGGCCACCTTAAGTGAATGACCTTTAAACCCCGCAAGCTGCAATACCTGGTAAAGCTGCTTTGGGTTTAATTTTTTGGCTAGTCTGTACTCGCCTAGTGGGGTTAGGCACTTTCCTATTACGGGAGCCGCTGCCCTAGCAGGCGCAGATATAAGGTTCCCAAAGGACAGAAGTATTACGAGTCCTATTACTAGATAATTCCTTTTGTCATATAAATTCACACTATCTCCTAGGCTAGAGAGCCAACCCGAATCTTTATTCAACTGTCACTTGAATAAAAATAGCCTGGCGTCTGTCTGCCAAGCTAGTTGCAACTCTGTTGTTTCGTTGTTAGTGTTGAGAGGATTAACCTCTCTACCGTTAGTATAGCTGTAAATACGGCATCATGCCAATCGCTAACATGGTGTAATATTAGGAGATAAATCACAATAAGGGGCAAAAATTGAGTATTGAACGTATACCTACTAAGCAAGGTCATCCAGTTCCAGCATCTTCACATTCCCCTAAGGGACCGTTTCCACCTGACATTTATTTCCGTCCAGAGGTAATAAGCGAGTATTACAGACCCGGACAAGATGACATTGTTGAGGGCGCTACTGCTCAAAATAATTTCTCACCTCCTAAGGTGTTCAAGTGCAGAGACTGCTCTATGTTAGTATTAGAACACGAAATTCCAGATCATCAATGTCCGGAGGGGGATGAAGATGGCGCAGACGCATGATGTAGGTAACAAGTACTTCTGGCATTTTATGGTTTACCCATTGAAGCCTAAGGTAGTTATTGAAACCTCAACTACACAAGAGATCGAAGATCCATTTAGATTTGGTAAAGGTATTGTCTTTAGACTCCCATTAACAAGACTGTCTATCGTCTTAGGTAAGTGGGTAGCACAATATGAAGAAAGTCAAGCACTCACTAACGCTATAGCTGGCAGACCAGTAGCACAAGATGAGTTTGACTGGGACAACGTTAGAGGGGAAGAGTACGATGTTTAAGAAGAAAGAAGAGCGGGTTAAGACACGTATTGAAAAGCGTGTATCTAAGCTATCTACACCGGAGCTACTTACCTGGTCGGATCAAGTTCTGTATTCAATTGGACGTAACTTATCTAGTTGGCAGAAGACTGACGATTCTTTTCACCTAGAAGAGGCAAGAGTTGGGGCTGAATCCATCCATGCCATCCTTGAAACACTAACTGAAAGATTCCCTAAGTGAGCGAACACGAGTTCGATGAAGTAGAACTAGATACCGTAGAGGACGAGGAATATAGTCCGCTAACGGAAGATGATCAACCAGATGAGCTAGATGAGCTATCTAAAGAATTTGTTAAGGTCCTGATTGATAAGATCATGGACTTTATGGAAATGCTTGTAGGACATAAGCTTCACCCGTATCAAGAGCCTCTAGCACGCCGTGTTATTGAGTCAGTATTGATTAACGATGGTGAAGAGATCACTGCACTGGCTTCACGTCAGTCAGGAAAGTCAGAGACTATCGCCAATACGGTAGCTACCCTCATGGTTATTCTACCTCGCCTAGCGAGGATGTATCCAGAGCTGCTAGGTAAATTTGGCGATGGTATCTGGGTTGGTATGTTCGCACCCACGCAAAACCAGGTAGAAACACTTTACTCACGTACAGTGTCCCGCCTCACATCTGAACGTGCTATGGAAGTCTTTGGTGATCCAGAGATTGACGATATGCCTACTAAGGCTCCAGGCGTAGTAAGAAACCTGAAGCTTAAGAAGTCGGGCAGTACTCTAATGATGATGACTGCTAACCCAAGAGCTAAGATTGAGTCTAAGTCTTTCCACTTAATGATCGTAGATGAGTGCCAAGAAGCAGATGACTTTGTAGTATCAAAGTCTATTGCTCCTATGGGTGCGTACTACAACGCTACTATGGTTAAGACCGGAACACCTACAACTTCTAAGAACGGCTTCTACCGCTCTATCCAGTTGAATAAGCGACGTCAGACTCAAGGCAGAAATGCTAAGCAGAACCACTTCCAATGGGACTGGAAAGATGTTGCTAAGATCCAGCCTAACTATGAGAAGTACATCAAGAAAGAGATGCTTCGTATTGGTGAGGACTCTGATGAGTTCCAGATGGCGTATAACTGTAAGTGGCTACTTGAGCGTGGCATGTTCGTTACCTCAGGCATCATGGATGATCTAGGCGATACCTCACAAGAGATTGTAAAGGGTTGGCACCGCTCCCCTGTAGTTGTCGGAATTGATCCGGCTCGTAAGATGGATAGCACAGTGGTCACAGTAGTCTGGGTAGACTGGGATCGTCCAGATGAGTATGGTTACTATGATCATAGAGTGCTTAACTGGCTTGAACTTCAGGGCGATGACTGGGAAGAGCAATACTTCCAGATCCAGCAGTTCCTAAGTAACTATGACGTTCTAGCTATTGGAGTAGATGCTAATGGCGTAGGTGATGCAGTGGCCGGACGCTTGAAGATTCTTATGCCTCGTGCAGAAGTTATCCCAGTTACATCTAGCCCTACTGAGCAGTCTAAGCGCTGGAAGCATCTGCAGGCCCTGATTCAACGTCAGATGGTCTCTTGGCCTTCCCATGCTAAAACACGTAGATTGCGTATCTGGAAGAAGTTTTACCAGCAAATGACAGATGCTGAGGTTCAATATAAGGGCCCTAACTTTATGGTAGCTGCCCCAGATGAAGCTCACGCACATGATGACTTTGTAGACTCTCTAGCCCTAGCTTGCTCCCTAACGCAAGACATGGTTATGCCTACAGTAGAAGTAAGCTCGAATCCTTTCTTCTAATTTACTATGACAAAAGGCCCTCTACAAGACAGAATTAGACCTGAGGAACCTCAATCCCTTATCCTATAGGAGATAACAAATGGCAACACCAAATATCGCACCAACACCTCAGTACCCTGAGCGTCCAGGTAACGTTTACGAGCGTAAGTTCTCGCCTGCAACACCTGGTCTTCGTGGACCTCTTCGCTTTGAAGAAGGCATTGCATCAGACACTGATGTCCCAAATGATTTCCAAACCGGCTTGGACCAAGGTTACAACACACCAGAAGGTCGTCCAAACCACAATGAAAACGTATTCGAGAAGTATGCAGATGAGACAATGCGCCAACGTGCACACGTCGGTTCTGCTGCTTGGGTAGAAGCTCCAACATTCCTTGGTGAGTTCTCACAAGGTAACTTCGGAGATCACTCTACAGTTGTTATCGAAGAAGTCATCCGCAATGGCGCACGCCAGGAGCGTTTGAACCCTGCTTCAGTAAACGACTAATAGTACGCTAGAATAATCCACGTTCCCAGCTCCGTACCCTTTCTCCGGGGCTGGTGAACTTAATATAAATGAGAAGGATCCCGGGGGCACAATCATGAATGGACTTAACCAATGAGTGGTGGCGTTGACTTTTCACCTCCCTCCTACAGGGCGGCGTCTTCAGACCTTACCATCTCCATCTCACCTCTTGGCCTAGTAGAACTTGCTGATGAAGAGTTCGAAGTACATGGCCCACGTCTCAATCGTTACTCTCTTAACTGGGCAATGTATCTGGGACATCACTGGTCTTATCGCCGTGAAATTGGAGAGTCGCAGATGGTCTATAACTATTACCGTGCCTTTACAGATTACATTGTTAACTTTACATTTAGCCGTGGCGTAACATTCCGTAGCCCACAGGCAACCGAAGCTATTGTTCCTGACATCCTAAAGCGTGTATGGGAAATTGATAATGATAAGCACAGCATCCTATGGGAAATGGGACAGCAAGGCGGAGTCTCAGGAGACTGCTTCGTTAAAGTAGCTTATGAAGAGGGCTTTGTAGATTCTATTGGCCGTCCACATCCAGGCCGTGTTCGTATTCTTCCTCTTAACTCATCCTTCTGCTTTCCAGAATTTCACCCCCATGATCGCTCACGCTTGATCCGCTTTAAGCTCAAGTATCGTTTCTGGGGTACATCTATTGAAGGAACTCGTCAGGTCTACACATATACTGAAATCTTGACTGATGATCGTATCGAGGAGTACATTAATGACGAGCTTATTGACTCTCGTGCTAATCCTATCGGAGTGGTACCAATCATCCATATCCCGAACGTACTCGTATCTGGATCTCCTTGGGGACTATCTGACTGCCACGATCTAATTATTCTTAACCGTAACTATAACGAGGTAGCTACAGATATCGCAGATATCGTCAACTACCACGCTGCCCCAGTTACAGTCATCATCGGAGCTAAAGCTTCAGCACTTGAGAAGGGCCCTAAGAAAGTATGGGGCGGTCTTCCAAAGGATGCTAGAGTAGAGAACCTAGAAGGTGGAGGAGCTGGTCTTACTGGCGCCCTTGAATACCTTAAGGTTGTTAAAGCTGCTATGCATGAGATGGTCGGTGTTCCTGAAGCTGCTCTAGGCCAGGTACAACCTATTTCTAATACATCAGGTGTTGCCTTGGCTATCCAGTACCAGCCTTTGATGAATCGCTACCACCAGAAGATGGTGCAGTATAGCCAGGGTGTACGACGTATTAATGAGCTTGTGCTTCTAACCCTTGCGTTCAAAGAGCCTGAAGCATTCGTGTATAATCCAGATGTTAACGGACCTATCAAGGCTAATCAGCTTGCTAACCTTGACTTGTCTGATCCAATTACATATGAATCTATTATTCATTTCCCACCTCCACTGCCTCTTGATAAGCTTATTGTCTTGCAGGAGATCCAGGCGAAGATGCAGATGAATCTTGAGTCTCGTGAAGGTGCTCTACGCCAGCTTGGTGAGGAGTTCCCAGATGAGAAGCTTGAAGAGATCCGTTCTGAGCTTATTGCCGATGCTAAATCTGATGGTGCTCTAAACCTCATCAAACAACAGATCGCTTCAGCAATCACTTCATTAACTGGTATGATGCCTGATGGAACGCTTCCTCCAGGAGCAGCTCCAGCAGATGGCACAGGCCCTGGACCACTAGGTCAACCTGGAGTTATCACACCGTTTGAAGAGCAGACATTGGCTCAGATGCAAGCAGAGCTTGTAACTAAGGCCTATGGCACAAAACTTCCAGGACGTCAGGTAACTAACGATCAGGAAGATACTCCTAACTCGGAGGAAAATAAGTAATTTAGGCTGACAAACTAGCTATAGTTTGGAAACCTATATACCACCAAACAAAACCTAAAGGTCATCGTGGCATTAATTCGGACAACGACCTCTCAAACCTAAGGAATAAGCATGTCAGAAAACTCAACAGCAGTAGAGAGTGCAGCGGCTCAAGAAGCTTTTGCATCAGAAGCTAACCCAACACAAACAACAGCAACTGCTCCTGAGGGACAGTTCACTGCAGTTAAGGGTTACACAGAAACAGACTTGCAGCGTGTACGTGAGCAAGAAAAATCAAAACTTTATCCACAGATTGACTCTCTTAAAGAAGAACTTAATCTTCTTAAGAAAGATCGTGATGAGCGTTTAGCGGAGGCTCGTGCAGCAGCAGAAGCTGCAGCAGAAGCTGACCGCAAGAAGCTTGAAGCTGATATGGATGTCCGCCAACTCCTTGAAACAAAGGAAAAGGAATGGGCAGCAAAGATTGAAGCTGAGCGTCTAGAACGTGAACGTGCGTTCGCTCTCCTAGAGCGTGAGCGTGAATATGCAGAGATCACACAGTATCTCAACCGCCGCCTTAGTGAAGAGCAAGAGAACATTGCTCCAGAACTTATTGATATGGTTACTGGAAACAGTGTCGAAGAGATAGAAAATAGTATTTCCAAACTTAAGGACAAAACGTCCAAGCTTTTGGAAGCGATGGTACAGGCTAACCAGCAAGTCCGTCGAGAAATGAAAGGCACAAGTACTACCCTACCTCCAACTATGGAAAACAACTCGGATCAACAATCGTTTACAGCGGAACAAATCTCCGCTATGTCGGTAGCTGACTACGCAAAGAATCGCAGTCGTTTAATCCCTGGAGCTAACGCCCAATCTAAGGGCATCTTCGGGTAAATCTTTACCTCTTATTACTAACCTAACCATATATGAACAAGGAGTAACACCGACATGGCATCAGCCGTAACAGGTACCGGCAATCTCGCCGCAGCACCTACAGCGTACTCTGGCGCAAACAGCCAGCTTACACAAGCAATTCAGACCATCTGGTCTAAGGAAATTCTATTCCAGTCAATGCCTATCCTTCGCTTCGAACAGTTCGCTGTTAAGAAGACAGAACTAGGCGTCGCACCTGGTCTCCAAATCAACTTCATGCGTTACAACAACCTCGGATTCGCTTCAACACTTACTGAAGGTGTCCGTATGTCAACAAACGCATTGACTGCACAACAGTTCTCAATCACTGTTGCTGAGCAAGGATACGCAATCGCAGTATCAGAGCTTCTCCTCAACGCATCATTTGATGATGTTATGGCATCAGCTTCACGTCTTCTTGGACGTAACATGGCTCTCTATCTTGATGGCCAGGCTCGTGACACCCTCATGGCTGCTTCTTCAGTCATCTACGGTGAAGATCGCTCAGCTCTCTCAGCTGTTAACAACTGGTATGCATATGGCACAGAAGCAACTTCTCGTGCAACAATGACCGGTGCTTCATACCTCTCAACACGTACTGTTAAAGACGCTGTCGAGACACTTGCAACAAAGAACATCCCTCGCTTGGGTGAGACCTATGTTGCTTTCGTGCACCCACACCAATCACGTCGTCTTCGTGACCTCCCAGAGTTCATTGAAGTAACAAAGTACGCAGCTCCAGGTAACTTCATGCTCGGTGAAATCGGTCGTTTGTACGACACAGTCTTTATTGAGACAACACAGGTTACAAAGGTAACAAACGGTGCAGGTTCAGGCTACACAACTGACACAGCTGTGGCTACAGGATCAATCGCATACCCAACTGGTGGAGGATATACAACACCAGTAACAGCAACAGGTAACGGTTCATCTGACCGCTACTCAGCAATCTTCATCGGAGACAACGCCTTCGGTCACGCTATCTCACTTCCAGTTGAGCTTCGTGATGGTGGTATCTTGGACTTCGGTCGTGAGCATGCACTTGCTTGGTACGCAATTTACGGTCTTGGTCTTATTACTGACCAATCTGTAGTTATCGCAGAAACCAACTAATTAAATAGCTTAAAGAGCGGGGGGTTTTAAAGCTCCCCGCTTTATCTAATCAAACAACCAAACAGGAGAATATACATCGTGGCAAAAGCAAAAGTTACAGACGTCACAGGACGTCAGCGTGAAGCTCTACTCGCAGCTAACGCAGAAGCACTAGCAGAACGTGCTAATGAAATTTCACTAGCTACACAGACAAAGGCGCATAAAGATGCGACTGAGATTGTGGACCTAACCCAGAACCCAGAAGCCCCTACAGTAATTGATGAGGTCGAAAGCGTTGGCGTAAGCCTTGCTGATGACCAGGTAGTCATTCGTGTAGCAGAAAACCTAGACATGGTAACAATCGGCTCGGGTAATCACTATTCTTTCCAGGCAGGTAAAAAGTACAAGGTTCCAAAGAACGTAGCGACACACCTTCAAGAAAAAGGTTACTTGTACGACCGTATGTAAGTCGCACCACTAGCTCGCTTAACTCCAACAACCGCCCTCCTGTTGGAGTTAAGCCCTTTTTAGGGCTAGTATTCTTGTATCATTACCGTAATAACTAACGGAGGATCCGTGGCAACTTTAGATACACTCTCAGATAGACTCAGAGATGAGATTGGCGATACTGCCAGATCCTTTATCAATACTTATACTGGCGATGGCTCTACTTCTCGCTTTCAACTCGAACAAGCCCCGGTTCAAGGCAGTAGCCTAACCGTAAAGGTCACTGTATCAGGCACCACAGCCACTGTAACGGGCGCAGGATCTGCAGGTGGAATAATCACCTACTACGCCACAAATACTTTCTCAGCGGGCCAGCTAGTCTCTATTTCAGGCCTATCAACAACAGCCTTTAATCTAACCGGTGCAACTATTGCAAGCGCTATCGGAACACAATTTACAGTAGTAAGCTCTGCTACAGGTGTCTCTGTAACAGGTCAATCTGCCCTTGCTGTAGGCGGCCCAGTAACAACGGACATTTCATCTACAGCGATTATTGAAGAAGGTGTAGGAGTTCTTACCCTTCCTTCCGCAACGCCTCCACCTAATGGATCAATCATTAACGTATCCGGTCAGGCATATCGCTACTTTACTGACTCTGAGATTCAATACTACGTCAACACTGCTTTTGGTCAGCATACAAAAGGTGAGACAACAAGTCTAGGCAGTAGCATTACTCAACTAGCTTTTCTACCTCCTATGGAGGAATACCCAGTTGTTATTTTGGCATCAACTTTAGCGCTCTATACTTTAGCTAATGATGCCGCATTTGATATAAGCATCATGTCTCCAGATGGAGTATCCATACCACGTTCTGAACGTTATCAACAGCTCATGTCCATGGTTCAGACTCGTAAGGAACAGTATCGTGAACTTTGTGCGATGCTTAATATCGGTTTATACCGCATCGAGGTTACAAGCCTACGCCGTATCAGCCGTCTTACAAATCGTTATGTACCACTATATCGTCCACAAGAAATTGACGATTGGTCTCTACCACAGCGTGTCTATCTGCCTATGCCTACATATGGAGACGAGACCCCTCAAAGCCCTGTTATGACACAGGATCTAGAAATGTACTCAGGAGACGATTTCTCAGAGGAATTTGGCTTTACTTTGGATCTTACTAACTACACTCCTAAGGCAGAGATTGTTCTTTATGAGAACCAGGAATTTGCTCAAGTTGGCCCAGTTATCCTAGGAACCTTCAATATCACCAAGGTAACTGCCTCAGGTCAGACAGTGCCTATGCTTCTGCAGATGTCACTTCCAGGCAGTGTCACAGAGACCCTTCCACGTGTAGCCTACTACGATCTACGCCTTACAGATCCAAACGGTCTGGTAAAGACGTACTTCGGAGGTAAGGTTTACACCTTCCCTTCAGTCACTAACTCTACCCCACCAGGACAACTATAATGGCTACAGTATGGACCCCAAACCCAGGAAGCACCACCCAGTATGTTGCCCCATCCTCTGGCTCTACGGAAGACTGTGAAGACGAACAACAAGTCATCTCGGTAAATGTACCGCCATCAATTACCCTGACTAACCAGACAAACGCTATCCCAGCAATTGCCTATCACTTTGTACAGTCAGTACCCTCTGCTGTCTGGACAATTGAGCATAATTTGAACTTTTATCCGAACGTAACTGTTGTAGACTCAGCTGGTACCAACGTAGAAGGTGAACTCCACTACATTGACTCGAACAACCTAACAGTAACGTTTACGTCAGCTTTCAGTGGAAGCGCTTACCTCTCTTAAGGAGAAAATGAATGGCACGTAGTTTCTTAACCCCTATTAACCTGAATCAGCTTGAGCTTCAGAATGCTCGTATTCAGAACCTTGCCACAGCGCCGTCATCTCCCGTTGCCGGTCAGATCTACTATGACACAACAGTCAGCCAACTTAAGGTCTATGAAGGTACTGGTTGGGCTCCTGTAGGTGGCGTAGCTACTGGTGCAGGTGCACCAGCAACATCACCTCTTTCTACAGGCTCAATGTATCTTGATACAACAAACAGCCTTCTCTATGTTTCTAACGGAACTGCTTCATCTGCTAACTGGATTCCAGTTATGCCTTATGGACTTACATCAGATATTGCCAACCTAAACTCGGCAAATGCTTCAGGTTCCTCTCTTAAGGTTGCTCGTGCAGATCACGTACACCGCCATATTGATACAGATCACTCTGGAATTCACCTTAACGCCCTTGCTACTGCAACCGGTGCGTACTCAATGGGTGGCTACCAGATCAACAACGTTGCCACACCTACAGCATCAACAGACGCTGCTAACAAAGGCTACGTAGATGCTACTGCTCAAGGTCTTTCTATTGTTGAGAGCGCTGAAGCAGCAACCACATCTTCTCTTACAACTAACTGGGCGTACACAGCTGGAACTGCTGGCGCTGATGGTGGTACTGGTGTTGGAGCAACACTTGTTTACTCTGCTGCTGGAACTTTCACAATTGATGGTCACGCCCTTGTAACAGGCGACCGTGTTCTCGTTAAGAACCAAGTAACTGGGTCTCAAAACGGTATCTATACAGTTGGAACAACAGGGGGATCAACTCTTACTCTTACTCGTGCTACCGACTATGATAACCACATTGCTGGTCAAGTTGGTCCAGGGGACTTTATCTTTGTAACTGCCGGTACAACTAACGGCTCTACTGGTTGGGTTCAAACACAGGCCGGTACATCAACAACACCAACTAATGGCACTAAGCTTGGAACTGATTCACTATCTTGGACACAGTTCTCAGGTACTGGAGCTTACACAGCTTCTAATGGTGTTCTTCTTACCGGAACTAACTTTACTTTTAACCCACTATCTACTGGTGGTTTGGCTACCGGCTCTTCTGGAGGCTATGTACTTCTTCCATCTACTTCAGGTCTTGCAACCTCAAGCAGTGGCCTTACCCTCAACCCAACAAGCACAGGCGGTTTGACAACAAACTCTTCTGGTGCACTTATTCTTCTAAATACCACCTCAGGTATGAATACCACAAGCAGTGGCTTAGCAGTAACCCCTGGCCTCGGTATCACAATCACAGGTCAAGGTGCGGCCGGAGCTGCAACTAATAACCAAGTAGCTATTAACACCGACGTAGTAGTCCGTAAATATGCTGCTACAATTGGTGACGGAACAACGACATCATTCACAATTACACACAATATGGCAACCAAGGATGTACAGGTAACTCTGTACGACAACACAACTAACGTTGAGTACACAGCAGATGTTACACACTCTACGACTAACACAGTCACAGTAGCTTTTGCAAACGCTCCTTCTAGTAACCAAATTCGTGTAGTAGTATTCGCATAAGGAGGTTAAGAAGTGTCAAAGCCCTTTTTAACCCCCATAAATCTGGTCCAAGCTGCCACAGATCCTGGTACTGCTACAGCCGGAGATATGTACTTCAATACCGTTGATCAAGCGGTAAAGGTGTATAACGGCACAAGTTGGAACGATGTAGGAACTGGAACAGGCGGGGGCAACGGTAATGCCGATGCCTACACATATATGGGAGTTTATTAATGGCTACATACACACCTACGGCTACACCTACACTCTTTTATAGAGGCGCCGCTACTACAACCACTTCAACTCTTTATACAGTACCTACTAGTGGCACGTCTTATAGCACCGTGTCTATCTTGACTGATATTGTGATCTCTAGCACAGACGTTAACCAACAGACCGCAAGTATCTATGTAGATGGCGTGGTCTTGGTCCCTAATGTGCCTATTCCGTCTAATAGCGTTATCAATTTTCAGTTCAAAACAGTCATGACTACAGGAAAGCTTATTACGGCAATTGCTGGATCTACAAACGTTAGCTTTCATATTAGCGGAATTCAGTTGCAATAATGGCCATACAACAATACCCTGCCTATAATAACGTAGTTAACGCCCTTACCTGGAAGTATCAGGCTGTGGGTGGAGAGACTACTGTCTCTGGTAAAGATAACTTTAACCAGGTTCTTTTATATACTGCCGGTATTGAGCAGGTCTATTTAAACGGAGTTTTACTCGTTAGGGCTGTAGATTATACGGCTGTAGACGGAAAGACAGTTACTTTTCCAATACATCTAAATACAAATGACTACTTACAGATTTACTGCATCACTGCCTACTCAGTTGCTACAACATCTGGGTCAGGAGAATCGTTTCATCCTTTCTTAATGATGGGTGCATAAAATGGTACAATACGTTGAGGAGAAAAAATGACATCGCCGTACTATAAGGTTTTAGGCCAAGCCTATCCGGCTGCTACAACAAATACCGACGTCTACACAGTAGGTGCCGGTAAGTCTGCTGTTCTCTCAACCATAGCAGTATGCAATCAAACAGGTAATCAAATCACCTTTAATATTGCCATCCGTCCAAGCGGAGCAACACTAACTAATAGCCAGTATATTGCCTATGGAACTCCAGTAAACGGTAATACAACAGACTTTATCACTATTGGTACTACACTTGGGGCTGGAGATGTAGTAACGGTTTACAGTGCCACCCAAGGCATCTCATTTAACGTATTTGGAACGGAGATCTACTAATGTCAGTTTCCATTATTGGTTCTTCTTCTGCAGGCTCAGCATTTAACATCTCTATTACATCTACGTATGAGACTGTTCTTTTAACTAATCCACAACCAGCTGGAGCGTATACTTTTACCTCAGCCTTGTCTAACATTACTATGGACCTATACTTTTACAGTGCTACGGGTCAATTAGTGGCGTCTACAAATCTTAAGTCTATTAACCCAAGCATTTCATTTAGCAAGATTGTTATCTTAGGTGGAACTGTTGGAGACGTACTCTCTTTTACATTTCAACAGACTTATGGAGGTACAGCAGAAACTGCAGAAACTACAGCTGGACCGGTGATATTAAGCACATCTCCTACATCTTTACCTAATGCTAGTAGTACAACAGTGGTTACTGGACTTAATTTTCCTTCAAACATTACGGCTACATTTACTGGTACAGATAGCGTAGCAAGAACACCCGCATCAATTGTTTACGGATCCGCCACATCTCTTGTTATACAGCGCCCAGCTATTATGCCCATCTCTGCTGCCCCATATACACTATCAGTAACAAACCCATCTGTAACTCCTCCAACAGGATCAACTAAAAATACAATTTCTAATTTAACTGCAGGTTCATTGCCAACATGGATTACATCAACTTCTTTGGGAAGTTGGGCACAGGGTACACCTTTAAGTATTACTCTTCAGGCATCAGATACAAATCCAGGTGGCAGCATTACTTATTCAGTTGTTTCAGGATCATTGCCAACGGGAGTTACATTCAATACATCAACAGGAATAATTTCGGGAACTCCTATTGTTGCCACCCCAGCAAACTATACAATTACTATTGCAGCAACAAATGCTGGAGGAAATGCAGTAAATAGAACATTCACCCTTGGACCAGATGCTGGTCCAGTATGGGTTAGTTCTGGAGCACTTACTACATACGGACCATCTGCGTATTCATATCAATTAACAGCAACAGATGACTCTGGAACAGCACCCACATACTCTTTGGCATCTGGTTCTTTGCCAACTGGTCTTTCTTTATCTAGTTCTGGATTAATTTCTGGCTCTGCATACAGTGGAACTACATCTGGAACAAGCACATTTACAGTTACAGCTACCGATGCAAACGGAACCTCTACTACTAGTGGAACTCTTACTATAGGGTACAGCTTCTTTGGTGTAGGAAGTTCATTTACATTTACAACTACAGGACTTTCAGGACCTACTGGGCCAACCCTTGGACAACTTCAATCCGCCTACTCAGCAACATCTTGGGCACAAAGCACTAGCAATTTAACTTTAGGTTCTTACAATGGTTATCAAGCTTGGATTGTTCCAGCTACAGGTACTTATGAATTTTTAGTTAAGGGTGCATTTGGTGGGTCAACAGGAGCCGCTGCAGATGGTGGCGCAGCAATAATTAGAGGAAGAACAACTTTAACTGCAGGTGAAACTATTATTATTACTTGTGGACAAACACAAGGGCCAAGTCAAAATACTTCTTGGTGGGGAGGAAATGGCGGAACATTTGTAGTTCGTAACAGTGGAAACATTCCACTATATGTGGCTGGCGGAGGACAAAACCATGCCGCCTCCAACCCAGGGTCAAATATGGCAATTACCACTAGTGGTCAGAACGGTTCTAATGGTGGAGTTGCCACCGCTGGAACTAACGGAAATGGTGGCAGCGGAAATCTTTCAGGAGGCGGTGGTGGTGGATTTTTTAGTGCTGGAGGAAACTCTAGCTATGGTCAGGGCGGCGGTGGATATAATAATGGTTTAGTTGGCGGAAGCGGTACATCAAACAACGGATCCTATGGTGGATTTGGTGGTGGTGGTGGTGGAGACGGTCAGCAATATGGTGGTACAGGTGCTTCTGGAGGATATAGCGGAGGCGGAGGCGGAACATCTACTCAAGCAGCAGCAGCTTATGGAGGTTCTTACATAGTAACTGGCTCTACTAACGTTGCAACATCTTCAGGTCTTTATAATGGAGCCTCAACTTTTGAATCTCAAGGCACAATTGTTAACATAGGATATAGCACATCTACCTCAGGCAGCGTTTTGGTTACAAGGATAAGCTAATGGAAAATAAACATTGGGATGCACATCAACAAGCTTTAATTAAAAATAACATTGTTATTGCTGTTCTTGCTTTTCAAGAACATAACGATACCGACATGCAGCAGACTTTTTCAAAGTTTGATCATGATGAGGTAGTTGATCTGTGTCAAGTTCAAAAAGATGCTTTTATAGGCTCTTCTTGGGACGGTACTAATTTTAATATACAGCCTTTTCCATCATGGGATCTTAATTCAAGTTTTCAGTGGGAAGCTCCTGTAGCTATGCCTACCGATGGAAAATCTTATTATTGGGATGAACCTACAAAAAGTTGGGTTGAAGTTCCAGCGGATATGGTAACGGCATAATGACAACATCAGTATACCCACAACCTACTTTACCTTTTGCAAACCCGCAGTGGCGTTATACAGCCGTGGGCGGAGAAACTTCCCTATCTGGATACGATAGCTTTGGAAATGTTCTTAACTATACTGTTAACCAAGAAATGCTACACCTAAACGGTGTTTTACTTGTTAGGAGCGTAGACTATACGGCTACTACAGGTACTTCAGTAACATTTACAAGTGCTCTACTTGCCAATGATTTTGTTGAGATACTTACGTACCAAACTAACATTGTCTCTACGATTCCTACTTCAAATATTACTGGAATCCTTACTAACTCACAGCTACAAAATAGCAGCATTACTTTAGGCTCAACTGCGATCTCTTTGGGATCAGCTGCTACAAGTGTTAGCGGGCTAACTTTAAGCGGTGCGACCAATACCCTTACTAATATTGGTAACTCTTCCCTTACAAATTCAGGTATTACCTTAGGTACTACTGGCGTATCTTTAGGTGGAACAGTCACCACTATTAATGGAGTTACATTAACAGGATCTTCCATATCTGGTACTACAAACACTTTTGCTAATATCCCAAACTCAGGTCTTGCTAATAGCTCTATTACTATCAATGGAACACAGGTTTCTTTGGGAGGCTCTACAACAATTGCTACAGCATCTGCTGCAACTCCAACAGTATCAGGTACAGTTTATGGAAAAGTAAGTTCAAATGGCTATGATACTTTTATTGGACAAAATGCTGGCAATAATGCTACTTCATCTTTTAATATAAACACTGGAGTAGGAAATTATTCTTTAAACGCTTTAGCTTACGGTACTGGAAATACTGCAGTTGGTCAGTCTTCAATGATACAAATGACTGGAAATAGCAATGTAGATCAAGTAAGTAATAATACTTCAGTAGGCTCTCTATCTGGATTTGGCCTTCTTTATGGATCAAATAATACAATATTTGGATCACAAGCAGGATATAACAGTTTTCAGGGATCCAATAACATATTAATTGGATATGGTGCAAATACATCATCTTCTTCTGTATCAAATGAAATGACACTAGGTAATTCATCAATTACAGCATTTAGAATTCCAGGTCTTTCAGTTTCAATAAATAGCTTAGGATATTCTGGAAGAATTGCTCCAAGAACTACTTCAAATACTACTCTTACTACGGGAACACCCTCAGCAACAACAGATGATTTTTATGTTCTTACTGCACAAGCTTCAGCAATAACTTTTAGTGCCCCTTCAGGCACGCCAGTAAACGGGCAAGCGCTCAAGATAAGAATTAAAGATAACGGCACAGCTCAGACACTTTCTTGGAACTCTATATATAGAGGATCATCAGATCTGGCCCTACCAACAACAACTGTAGTAAATAAGACTTTATATCTAGGTTTTGTATATAACTCAACAGACTCACGTTGGGATATGATCGCCTCGTTAGGAAACTTCTAATGGCTGTCAGAAAGCACGTATGGATCTATCCTGATGCTAGCCCTAGCCTCTCTATAAGCACTACTAGCAGTAGTGGAAGTAACTCCTTAACAAGCTCAGCAACAGCTGATTATTTTAGTGAGAGCTTTACTATTGCAGGACCAGCGGGAGGAAATGGGTACTTATACTCAACGCTCTCATTCTCATCCTACACTATTCAAGCTGGAGATTATTTAGAGTACAGCATATATTTACCAAATACTACTTCTCCTCAAAACTTTGGTATAGATATCTTCTTTACCAATGGAGTGCTTAGAGATGCTGGAGTTACAGATCAAAACGGGATAACAGCCCACCCAGCGGCAGATCTATCCTCCGTGGCAGGACAGAAGTGGTATTATAGAAAAATTCCTATTACTACCTCAACAGGAGGAAGTACTATTGGAACTTCAATAACCGCTGTACAACCTACATGTGAAAATGATGCTATAGCCACTTATACGGCCTATTTTAAAAATATTGCTATTACGGACGGTAATGGGGCAGCCATATATAATAGGTCTTCATTCCACTCACTTATATAATTTACCACTATTTGCTACAGGAGATATGATGTCTAAAGCACACAACATTGCCGGCTATGGAGCTAAGGCTGCCTACACCGATGTAGTGGTGACCTCTAATATTACCCTGACCGCCTTTACTCAATACTACGTAGATACCACTTCTACGGCTTATACCTTGACCCTACCTGCTACTCAGACCCAGGGCGATGAAATTCACGTTTTTGACATAGGCAACAATGCCGGCGCCAACAACATCACAATTAACCCAAATGGTGCTAAACTTAATGGTGTTGTACAGAGCTTGCTAATTGACGTAAATGGGGCAGCTGTTGTAATTGTCTATACAGGGTCTACATATGGTTGGAGAGTTGGATAAATGGCTGTTAAATATAGTACGATTTCTGGGGGAGGCTCTGGAACAGGCTTTAACGTACAAATTGGCTCACAATATTCGTATGCTGTTTTTCCATCACCTCTTGCATCGGGTGCGTATACCATTAAGTCAATTCAAGGAAAAAGTAACTTTGACGTATACCTCTTAGACTCTAATAATAATCTGGTTGTTTACTCAAATACCGCATCAATTACCCCATCTTCTGCTTTTTCTGGCATTGTTATTGTAAACGGTACCTTTGGAGACATCCTTCAATTCTCATATCAAACTACAGTCTACTCAAACTCAGAGACATCGTATGTAAATGTTGGACCGTATATTACATCTGCAACACCTACGGCATTGCCTAATTTAAACAGCACTATTGCAATCTCTGGAGGTAACTTTAGTACAGCTATTTCTGCGACTTTTACAGGTACAGATAGCGTTGCTAGAGCTGCAAAATCTGTTATTAGAAACTCTGTAACTTCTCTTACTGTAACACGTCCAGATGTTCTGCCTATTTCCGCCGCACCATATACGCTAACATTGACAAATCCAGGAGTAAGTAACCCAACTGCTTCTAGTGCAAACATTGTATCTGGAATTACAGCAGGTTCAGTTCCTGTATGGAATACAGCTACAACTCTTACTCAATTTGCTGAAAATGTACCATACTCAGTAACACTATCCGCAACTGACTCTAATCCAAGCGGATCAATAACATATGCGTACGTTTCTGGTAGCTTACCTTCTGGACTTTCTTTTAATTCAGGAACAGGAGTTATTAGCGGTACTCCAACGGTAGCAACACCTGGACTATATACATATACTGTTTCAGCAACAAATGCAGGCGGTAATACTCTAAATAGAACATTTACAATGCAAGATTCCGGACCAGTGTGGACTACCACAGGTACACTTCCTAACTTCACACTAGGAAGCTCATATTCATATACTTTACTGGCACCAGATGATTCGGGTGCAACGCCTACATTTGCATTAGTAAGTGGGTCTTTACCAACAGGTCTTTCACTATCCTCTTCAGGAGTTATATCAGGAACGCCAGCATCCAATGCCGGACCTTCTTCATTTTTAGTATCAGCAACAGATAACAACGGTACAACTACAAACTCTGGAACACTAACATTAACAAGAGGAGCTAGTTCGTTTACCTCCTCAAGTCTTCCAGCATCTTTTGTAGTTGGAGATCAAATTACTTTTTCAGATAGCGCATCTTTTACAAACTGGAGCAATGCAAATACTGCCCAATTTAATGTTGCTGGGGCTGGTGGCGGTAATCCGACAGTTGAATCATCCGGTTACGGAAATACCGGTGTAGGTGGTGCGGGTGCACTAGTAGTTGTTACTGCAAATAAAACAAATTTGCCTTCTTTTAGTGTCCGTGTAGGTACTGGTGGAATAGGCGTAGGTTCAAGTAACGACGGTTCAGGTGGTGGAGGTTATTCTCAAATCACACGCTCTACAGACAGCGCTGTTGCGGTAGTCGCAGCCGGCGGTGGCGGTGGTGGTGGAAATGAACCGGGTGCTGGAGGTGCGGGAGGTGCTGGTGGATATTCCTTCAGTGGGTCTACAGCTTCAGGGTATAACGGCTCTAATGCTCCAAGTGGAGCAGGTGGAGGCGGTGGTGCTACAGGCTCTGGCGGCGGTAACGGTGGCGGCGGTGGTTATGGTTCTGGTGGTGGTGGATCTGCCTATCAAGGAGGCTACGGAGGAAGCAATAACTCTGCTGGTTTAAATGGAGGAACTCCTGGCGGAGGTAAAGGCGGCTACGGCTACGGCGGTGGCGGTGGCGGTGGTGGCGGCTATTATGGCGGCGGTGGTGGTGGCGCAACTAGTGGCTCTTCAGCTGGAGGTGGAGGAGGATCTAGCTACTACAACAGCGGGATAGTTTCTTACTCTTCAAGTACTACTGGACCTTCAGGTGGAGTAGGGCAAGGAAGCAACGGACAAGCTGGATACATAACAATGACTATTACAGGCTAAGGAAATGAAAATGTTAAAAGTATATTTAACATGGTGTAGATTATGACAGCCGCCAGAACTCTAGCTAGCCTACTTAACGGCTCCGTAACCTTCGGTGGAGAGGTCGCTGTTCAGACCCCAATTAACCCAAGCGATGCTGCCACTAAGTCCTATGTAGATAACCTTGCTGGACTAGATATTGGCATCCTAGACGATCTTAGCGGTAAGTTTGACGGTATAGAAAGCCGCTTCTTACCTACTAATGGTGGGTCCAAAGTCACCATAACTAACCCCTATAAGCTATTAATTACAGTTAATGGTATAGTACAATCTGTCTACACACCTGATTGTGTCTGGCAATCCCCCCTTCCAAGGACAGGATTCCAGGTAGATAACGGTGGATACTTGAGTTTTTCGGAGGTCCCTCCTGCAGGTTCTTCCTTTAATGGTAGAGTACTGGCCGGACCAACAACAAATACATCAAGTTCAACTTATCCGTTTAAGGCAACGGATATTCTACTAGGAGCGTAATACATGGCACGTAAGATTATTCTGGATACCCAATACACCTTTAACCCAACTACAGGTGTGGTAGTCCTCACAAACCGCTATATTCCACAAGAGCGTATGCTTCTTATCACCAACGTGACTAAGAACAAGGTCATCTTTAACTTTTCTGACCCATCTCTTACAGCCACCTCCTACGTAACATCTATGACCGGTGCTACTGGCGTAACAACAATTACCCTTGCCTATAACACAACCACAATGTCATCAACAGATAAGCTCCAAATCACAGTTGATGAGTATTCAGAAAAGATTCAGCCTTCAGAAGAACTTACTGATCCAGTAGGTAAGCTACGTGTTTCAACACCACAATCCCTTATTGATACCGACTTTGAATATGGTACACAGGTTTCTAAGTGGGAAAACCTATCAATGATTAATAACCGTCCTCTCGGTTATCAGACAGTCCCTAATATTCAGAACCTTCAATCTATGTACGTAGCTACTTCGACACGTAACGTAGTTGTAAGCTTTAACGGTACGCACTATATTGGTGCAGGTACTCCAATTGTTATTCAGGATACTTATATTCCTATTGCTAACGGTAACTATGTAGTGGATGCCACATCAACCAATACAGGAACTACAGCCAGCCCTGTATGTGCTGCTGTTACAGGCTCTATCACAGCAATTTCTAATACAGGATCCGCAGTAACTTACGCAACATCTTCTACCGCTGGACTTGTAGTAGGACAGCAAGTAACTATTACCGGTGCATCTTCATCAGGTTACAACGTAACTAATCAGTTCATCACAGCTATCGTATCTAATACAAGCTTTACTATTGCATCTACAGCAACAGGTTCAACATCAACAGCTAGCTTTACAGCTGCTCCTTGGATCTCATATACTGCTCGTGCAGCAAACTCATCTTCAATCACATCAATCTTGGATGCTAACAAGACCGCTCTTTATCAAGCAGCTTTCTACTCAGGTGTGGCTATCGGTGGAACAGCTCAAAATACAACCATCTCTGGTTTGTCAGGTTCTAATACAATTAACGTAGGATCAGCTTCAGGAATTATTGTAGGCATGACAGTTACTGGTGCTAATATTTCTGCAGGAACAACCGTTACAGCTGTAAACTCTGCAACGCAGGTTGTTACCCTTTCATCCTCAACAACGGGCGCTGTAACAGGATCAGGACAATTTGGCGGTATTACAAACCTTACCTATACAGGTAACTCAATTACCATCACTACCGCACAAAACCATGGGTTAGCTCTAGGTAATGAAATCGCCATAACAGGACTTTCAACAACAGGTACAAACGTACCAAACGGCTCATTCGTTGTTGCCACCATCAATACCCCGTCCACATTTACTATCTATACCCCTAATACACCGACAGGAACTATTACCTTTAATACAGGAACAGTATACGTACGTCCACAAGGTCAGTTCCTACACCGTCCATTTGATGGTGGAGTAATCTTCTCTACAAATGGCTCATCTAACTTTGAACAGGCTATTCGCCAAACACGTCGTTACTTCCGTTACCAGTCTGGTAAGGGAATTCAGATGTCTACCGGTACGATCCTTAAGCCTAATATTCAAGTTGACTCACTTACCTCTTCAGGTACAACTGTAACTGTTCAAACAAAAGATCAGCACAACCTTCAAGTTGGCGCAACTATTACTCTCAATGGTGCAAATGAAGTTGGGTATAACGGAACCTTCACGGTTACCGGAGTAACTGGTTATAACACCTTTACATACACAGCACTTAGCGCCCCTTCAGCATCTCCTGCCTCTGGTGCATATGAGCTTGCCATCTCTGGTTGGTACGGTGCTAAAAATCGCATGGGTATCTTTGATTTCCAAAACGGAATGTTTTGGGAGTTTGATGGTCAAACACTAAGCGTTGTACGTAGAACCTCTACCTTCCAAATTGCAGGTAAAGTTTCAGCTACAAACGGGTCTAACGTAATTACTCAGACAAACTCTTCATACCCAACAACATTCTCAAAGCAGTTAACACCTGGAGACTATATCGTTCTTCGTGGAGCTTCTTACCGTGTTACGGATATTATCTCTGATACGACTCTTTGGATCTCTCCGGCATACCGTGGAACAACAGATAACTACATCATTCCTTCAAGAACCGTTGAGACACGTGTCCCACAATCATCATTTAATATTGATAAGCTAGACGGTACAGGACCTTCAGGTTACAACATTGATCTTTCAAAGATGCAAATGTGGTACATTGACTATTCTTGGTACGGTGCTGGAGCTATCAGATACGGCGTACGTGGTACAGATGGAAACATCATTTACGCACACAAGATTGCAAACAACAACCTTAACTATGAAGCATACATGCGTTCAGGTAACATGGCAGGTCGTTATGAAACTTCTACGATTCCTATGGCTACAACGCTAACAGCAAACGTTGCTGCATCAGATACCACTATTAACGTGGCATCTACAGCGGGCTTCCCTTCATCAGGTACTTTAGTAATTCGTAACTCCTCTGTGTATGAGTACGTTAACTACACCGGAATTACTTCAACATCCTTTACAGGATTGACTCGTGGTCAAGCAGGTAACTCATCACTAGCGCTAACAATTGCGGTAGGTTCTAATACTGCATCTGTATCAACAACTGCTGGCTTGCAGGTTGGACAGAAGGTTATTGCCCCACTTTCATTCCCAGATGGAACCTTTATTGCAGCAATCAGCGGAACATCGTTAACCCTTTCACAAGGTGCCTTAACAGCTAACCCAGTGGTAATGGTGCCTCCAATGGGTGCGTCTTCAGGTCAGTCATTTACATATGCTGCAGGAACACCTATTTCTGTAGAATTTGGATTCCCAACATTTGCTCCTACTATCTCACACTGGGGTACTGCAGCAATCATGGATGGTGGCTTCACCCCAGATAAGTCTCTCTTGTTTACATACGGACAACAGACCCCTATCTCTATCCCAACTTCTTCTGTAGTATTTACCTCAGCAGCAAGCGGATCAGCAGCATCTAGCACAATTACCCTCTCAGGTACAGGTACGAACACCACAGCCAATATCTTGCCAGGAATGACTGTTTCAGGTACGGGTATTGCTGCGGGAACATATGTAACTGCTGTAACAGGAACAACTACCTTTACAATCACACCGAACCCAACGACAACAATTACAAGCGGTACGATTACTCTTACAGGTAATACTACAAGAGCATTGATGTCAATTCGTTTGGCTCCAGCAGTAGATAACGGTGTTGGTGCAGGATTTGGACAACGAGATCTTATTAACCGTGCTCAGTTGATCCTTTCAACTCTTGACGTATCACTCTTGAATACAAATATCGGTAACATTCTTGTACGTGGGTACATAAATGCACAGCCTTTTGCCGGATCTCAACAGGTCTACGGAAACGCAATTGGAGTACCTCTATATGTATCCACAGCTTCAGGAACAGGTTCAGTTGTAACAGTTACAACTACAACCCCACATGGCTTGAATGTAAATGACCAGGCTGTTATTTCTGGAATTACTTCGTCTACTGGATATAACGGAACATACACAATTCAATCAGTACCTTCAGCTACAACATTTACTGTTAATAGCACGTATTCCACATCTTATAGCTCAACCGGTTCCCCAACCGTAATGGGTTACAAGCAATGGACAAACGCTGTCGGTAACATCTACGGCTCACTTACCTCTTCTCTAGCTCAAATTGCTGACTATGCCCCTAACTCAGTAACAGGCGGTACAGCAGGAGCCTATAGCGTGACAGGCGGTGAAGTAACTGGCGGTTTCTTTGCTAACCAGACAACAGAACTTGATCTATCATTGCTACGTGATCTTGGTAACGCAATCATGGGCGGAGGCGGAGTTGGTACTCCTGCCTATGCAGGACAAAATGGATATCCAGACGGTCCAGACGTTCTTACCATTGTAGTAACTAACCTAGGAACTAACCCAGTACAGGTAATCGGACGTGTTGCTTGGACTGAAGCCCAAGCTTAAAGAGAGGTCGGTAGAGACAACATGCCTCTAGATAGAGCCAAAAACGTACCTAACGATTCCCTAAAGACTCCTTACGTTACAGTTGATTCCAACGTAACACAGTTAGGTACGTCAACGTCTACCCCAAATAGGGGTAGTACAGCGGGTCAACCAACTACAGCAAATATTGGCGATCAGTATTTTAATACTACGACCAATGAGCTATTGGTCTATTCTGCCAACGGTTGGGTGCCTGCAGCGACTGCTCCTAATGCCCCTACCAATATATCGGTTACAAGTGCCCCAACAACATACGGTGGAAATCCTGGGGCAGTTATATCATGGAAGCCTGCAACTACTGGAATTCCTGCTAGCTCTTATGTTGTGACTTCTAGTACTGGGGGCTTTACACAAACTGTTACAACAACAACTGCAACATTTTTAGGTTTATCCGCAGGAACATCATATACGTTTACGGTTACTGCAAAAAATGATTACGGTTCAAACTCCGCAACAAGTTTACCCATAACACCTTTTACTGTACCTCAAGCACCTGTAATTGGAACAGCTTCTTTTACTGGAACCAATGGCTCAGCTTCTGTATCTTTTACACCTGGAAATACTGGCGGTGCAACCACAACATACGCTGTGTACTCCTCTCCAGGAAATATATCCGCTTCAGGTTCATCAAGCCCTATTGTTGTCTCAGGATTAACTCCTTCCCAATCATATAGTTTTTCAGTTATTGCTATAAATGCAGCAGGCAGCTCTACAAACTCATCATTATCTAACCCTGTAGTGCCGGCTTACCCATCTGTATCTGGAGGATCTCTATCATCTGATGCAACGTATTACTACAATGTATTTACCTCAGGTACAAATAACTTCACAGTATCCAACAATCCAATAACTGCTGATGTTCTTGTAGTAGGCGGAGGCGGAGGCGGAGGAGGCGGTTGGCAAGGCGGAGGCGGCGGTGCCGGTGGTGTTGCGTATGCCACAGCTATTCAACTATCTAATAATTACTCTGTAACTGTTGGTGCTGGAGGTAACGGCGTCAATGGAACTACAAATGATATCAACGGCTATAATAGTTCTTTTGGTTCTTTGATTACTGCCTATGGCGGAGGGGCCGGCCAAGACGAAGGTAACGTACAAGGGTTTACATACACTTTCACAGGAGGTTCTCCAGGAGGTTCTGGTGGTGGTGGCTCTCATCCAGCAACTTCGGGTGGAACGTCAACTCAGGTATCTGGTGTAGGATACACTGGATACGGTAATGCTGGTGGAACCGGTATTTCTCAAACAGGTTATTATATTGGTGCAGGTGGCGGCGGTGCCGGTGGTGTTGGACAAAATGCAACGCTCTCAGCAGCAGGTGCAGGTGGAGCAGGACTTAATACATGGTCATCATGGGCCCCAATTTCTGCTTTAGGAACTGGTGGATATATCGCAGGCGGCGGCGGTGGTGCGTACCGTGGTGCAAGTGGTACAACCAACAATGGTGCTGGAGGATCTGGTGGCGCAGGAAGTGGATATGGAAGTCCAAGTGTAAGTAGTAATAGTATACAAAATGCTATTGCTAATACAGGCTCTGGAGGCGGTTCTGGTGACTCATCTGCTGGAAATGGTTTAAGTAATGGTGGTAACGGAGCAGCTGGAATTGTTGTAATTAGATATACAAGAGCACAAGTTGGTGGATAGTCAATCTGCTAAAGCCCCCCAAACCCACTAAGATTAAGCTATAGTTAGGGCATAACTAAGGAGTACCATGGCAGCAACATTTCCCTCAAGCATACGCCCGTTCGTAGCTCAGGTTGACCTTGTAAGCACCGTTATCGCTGATAACGTAAACTCCCTCCAACAGGAGGTAGTTGCCCTTGAGACGACCTTAGGCACAACGGCTACCAACCAGAACCCACTGGTCTCTACGTGGGCTGCTAGCTTCACTCAGGGCCTTTTATGGGGTACTGTAGCCGATCGCCTAGCCAACCTAGAAGCTGGACTGCTTAACGGCATTCCTGGCGCCCCCTATGTAGCCGTAGCCGGTGGAAGCACCATCTCTACTAATAACAACAAGGGCCTAGTTCTTCGCACCGTTTCTGGCACAACTAACCTTCTTGAAACCTACAATGCCAGCTCAGTCCTAGGTTTTAACCTAGACTCATCTGGTAACCCTAAAGTTGCCTCAGACAATATTGTTTATGTTGGAAGCACTGACTACAACACCCTAGTATCTGCTACAACAGCTGCCTCTACTGCGGCCGCTGCTAAGATTCCGCTTTCCACAGTCTCTGCGGCTGGCGATCTTATTGTAGGAACAGGTTCGGCTACCGTTAGCCGCCTAGGCATTGGAACTGCTGGGCAGTCCATCATCACTAACGGATCAGCTATTAGCTGGGGAACCCCAACTGATACAACTAAGATTCCTCTCTCAACTGTTACTACAGCTGGAGACCTTATCCTGGCTACAGGCTCTGGCGCTGTTACTCGCCTAGGTATTGGAACCTCAGGTCAGGTACTTACTAGCAATGGGTCTACCGCTTCATGGCAGACACCTACAACTTATCTTGCTACAGCTAACGCCTCAGTTACTGCAGCCTCAACCTCTCTAGGCGTTGTCCGCAACGTATGGGTATCAACAACAGCTCCTACAGCTGGACAAGGTAACCCAGGAGATCTTTGGGTGGTCTACGTATAATGCCAGGTAAACTAAATGTCAACGGGGGCACACCTAGTACAGCCGTAGGAATGCTGGCTAACATAGGTGGAGCTTGGCATACCGTTACTCAGGGATTTGTAAATGTCGCAGGTACTTGGCATCAATGGTTCAAGGCCTCAGTTCTAGACTCTTTTAACCGCACTACTTCAGGTAGCCTAGGCACAGCCGATAGTGGGCAGGCTTGGAATGCCACACGAGGTACTTGGTTTGCTAACGGTTCTCAGGCTCAGTCTAATGACGCAGCCTATAATTATTCAATTGCTACTATTGACACAGGTAGCGTAAGTAATATCCAAACCATAGGTAATACTACCAATGGTACTGGCGCTGCTTTATGGGTTACAGATAGCGGAGACTGGTTCGGCGTAGCAGCTGGACAAGAGGTAGTAAACACGGTTTATTATTACACCTGTGGTTGCACAACCTGCTCTGGATCTTCGTGTACTTGTCAGAGCTGTTCTACCGTCTATTATGGCTGCGGAACTACGGGAGCCAGTTACTACGCAGGATCCTACACCCCAGGTCAAGAGTACTCATACTATGTATGTGCTGTCTACTACTCATTGGGTGCATGTAGAACTTACCAAATCCAGTATGGAACATACGCAGCTTCCTACACCCCGCCCTCTTATTACGCTGGAACGTACAGCTGTGCTGGAAGCCGTCAGTCTTGTTCTCCATCTTGCTGCTCATACTATTCCTATACCTGTGGCTGTACGACTTGCCAAGGTGGTAGCGTAAGCTATCCAGCCTATCTATATATGTATCAGTCTGTAGCTAATACCGTCACACAGGTGGTTCGCAGTGCTCTATCTACAGTAGCAGCCAGCCTTAAAGTAATAACCTCTGGTGGAAACACCATTACAGCAACCCCCTACTCTGACTCCCTAGTAACACCGATAGGTTCCCCAGTGACCTATACCGCATCAAGTACCCAAACAGGCACTCAGTTTGGTATACTTCTTTCGCCTTCAGCGTACAACCAAGGTTCTGTACTGGATAATTACCAGTCTCAGAACAACTAACCCAAAGGAATAAAATGAGCCTACCTCTTATCCCAGCTCTTGAACCAGTATCACAATCTCCTGTAGCTTCACAGCCTTACTATGTAGCTGTAATGATTGATGACGTTGTACGTCAGGTCATGAACCTAGATGGACAGTCTGCAGCCCTATTCTTGTCTGCACCTAAGATTGTACAGTGCGACGCTACTGTGGCCCCAGGAATGACATACAATCAGAACTCAAATACCTTTAGCTTTCCAGCACCAACTAACTAACACTTTCTAGCAGTACCCGTCTAATAATTAGGACTCTCACATGAAGACTATTCAATTTATTCCTGCCGACTCTAAAGAGCTGGCTCTTGGACATCCAGAGCCGGCTAAGCTTGAGGTACCTGATTGGTATAGAAAAGGTGAGGCACATATAACCCTCCCTAACGGCAAAGAAGCTAACGGCATGAAAGCGTGCATCCCCTTCTTAGATGTTATGATCTCTGGCTATATGCTAGTTACTCCTTTTGATATTCAGGTAACTATTGTGGATGGTCAGCAGAAAATTGGCTGGGACACAGAGAATCCAAACTTTAAAGAGTTCATTCATGAGCGGCCACATCAGATGGGTGCAACAATCCCACGCCCTGCTGGACATGCGGTTAATGGCTTGATCTGGCAATCACACTGGGGATGGAAAACGCCTCGTGGCTGGAGCAGCGTAGTAACACATCCGTACAATAGATACGATCTACCGTTCACAACTCTCTCTGCTTTTATGGAGAGCGATAAGTTTATCTCTAATGGCAATATCCCATTCTTTCTCAAAGAAGGCTTTGAAGGAATAATTCCTGCGGGCACTCCGTTTGCTCAAATCCTACCTATTAAAAGAGCTGCATGGAGACACACTTGGTCGTATAACTTGACCAGCTATATTAGAGACTTAGGTCAAAGAGTACATCTTAATGAGCATTACTACAAGAAATTCAATTGGGTAAGGAAGATCTATGAGTAAAAAGAAGAAGCCTATTGAAGGTGAAAGACCTTCTCTCAAGGAGTTTATCGGCCGCAAGCTTGTAGACTCAGCTATGCATAAGAAGCATAAAAATCTTAAGCCTCAAGAACATAACCATGATCACGATCATCCTAGCTATACCTTTGTAGCTATGGTCGTAGGTAGGGTAATTAAAGAAGTTGTTCAGGTAGAAGATAGAGTAAAGACTATCCTTCTAGATCAACCAGTTATGGTAGAACTTAAAGAGTCTGAGTATCCAGTCCGCCCAACTATTGGGTGGCAACTTGTAGAAGGTGTATTCCTTCCACCAGAGGAGAACAAGTGACAGACCCATTTGATCGTCCAGCTAGACCCTGGGATTTATTTAACAAGAACCTTGAAAAGGTTACCGGAGATCAATATGATCGCCGTATGGATATCTGCCTAACCTGTGAGCACATAATTAAGCTAACCCACCAATGCAAGAAGTGTGGGTGCATGATGGATCTAAAGACCAGACTTCCTAATGCCACGTGTCCCGTAGGTAAATGGGGGCAAATAGATACTTCAGATGTGAGCTTTACAGAGGAACAATAAACCCTAGTTAGGATACACTAAGGCTATGCGTGGAGAGAATAAGCAGGGACGCTTTAACGTCACCTATGAGCGTGGTTCCAGTGTATCTGGCACCACTACTGAGCTTGTCCAGACCGTAGGTACTAACGTAGCTTGGTGGCTCTATGACCAAGCCAGCACTGTAATTGACCCTATCTACGATGTAGGTGCAGATTCAGGTACCGGCCGTATGTGGAAAACCCCTCTTACCATTCCAGTAGTCAGCGCCCAGATTCAAAGAGGCGTAACTGCTCAAAGCGACCGTGGTTTCTACAACACCGATCAGCTAACCATTCTTATTAACGTAGACGTTATTGAGGATATGCTCAATTTCTACGGCGCTAACGCATCTAATATCCCAGAGCTATCCCAGGTTGAAGTCAACCCTATTCAGTATCTACGTGACCGTATCGTCTTTAGAGACGAAGTTTTTACCCCTATCCGAGTCCTACCTCAAGGTATTATTGGGGACAAGTACACATTGCTTCAAGTCATCTGTAACCAGGTGAACGCAGAAGAAATGGTTAACGACTCTCAGTTCCAGCACTACGCAAACTTCTCTGCGTTTGACCCTACGACCTACTAAGGAAGACCATGTCACTATCTACTAAAAGTACAAAGAAACACCCAGGCTTTGACAAAGCCTCATCTAAGATTGCTAAGAAGGAAGGCGTCTCTCAGGAGGCAGCTGACCGTATCCTAGCCGCATCTTCTCGTGGGGCATCCAAAGGTGCTAAGAAAGCTAACCCTAAACTTAAGAAAGTTAAGAGTTAATGGCTAAAGTAAAGATTGACGGTAAAGTCCACAAGTTTGTTAAGAACAAAAAGGGCGATGTTATCGTGAGTCACCCCAATGGAGGAGGTCCGACAATGGACCTGACCAAAAAAGATGCTAAGATTAAGACCGTGG